AGACGTCCACATCGTGGACGTCAAGTCGGGTAAGAACACGTACCCCGAGCATGCCCTTCAGGCCACGGCGTACTCGCTCGGCGAGTTCATCGGCAAGGACAACGTCGTGGACAAGGAAGCCACCGAGTTGCTCCACCGGGTGAACAGCATCTCGTTGCTTCACCTCACGCCGATGGGCTGGAAGTGGCAGCACATCGACATCGACCGTTACATGGTCATCGCCTTCAACGGGCTGCTCGCCTTCGCCAAGTGGGCACACGCGCATCCCGACATGGAAGAGTTGCTGCTCGACGTGCAGGAAGGCAAGGCACCGGCATGAACGGACCGACCGACCCCGCGCTGCGGGCGCTAAAGGATGAGGTCGAGGCGCTGCGCTACAAGTACGAGCCGGGAAGCGTGTCCGCTGCCTACGAAAACGGCTGGTATGACGGGCGCGGCGCAGCCCTACAGGTCATCTACGACCGCCTCGCAGCAGCAGAAGCGGCACCGCCTCTCCGTCAGAGATGCACTAACTGCGGCGAAACGGACTACATCGTGGACGACGCAGCAGCAGAAGCGGCACCGCTCGATGACCTGTGTTCGCCGTACTACGAACGCGGCTGGAAGGCGGGCAAGGCAGCAGCAGAAGCGGCACCGCTCGATGTGCTATTCGCACCGTACTTCGAGGCCCACCCCAACGCCGCCGATGACGAGGACAACGAGTGGTGCATGAAGCATCTGCCGCGTATCGCTCAGGTCCGCGTCGCCCTCCGTTCCCCTGACACCGAGACATGCCCCGACTGCGGCCTGACGGCGGAACGTATCGGCCAGATGCACATCACCGCGCAACGTCTTCGGTCCCCTGACACCGAGACGGCGGGAGAGGCGGGATGAGCGGGCTTGATACCACCGTCCTGAACAACGTGTTCAAGGTCCACGAACAGGAACAGCACGGCGTAGCCGAGCCACTCGACACCGAAGCCGACTGCTTGCGTGACGTCAAGCAACGCTACGACCGGGTCGTCCCGCTCATCGACATCAGGATGCTGGCTCAGGCCATCCGCTTCGTTGAAGCAACCCGGGCCAACATCGAGGGCTACGTGTGGGAGGGACCGGAGCCCGAGTGGTTCGACGGCTACGCCGAGGACATCACCGAGCAGTACGACCTCCTCACCAAGGAGGCGGGCCATGCCTGACACCACCCAGTTGGACGCGCTCATCTACTGGTTCGAACAGTACGACACCATCAACCTCGCTCAGGCCAAGGCTGGCTTGCCCACACGCGAGGACTACAACCACAAGGTGAAGATTGAGCGGGTCGCACCGCTCATCTTCACCCTCCGTAACTCCGGCTGGGTCATCACGACCGAGAAGGACGAGGCTGGCGTCGCCCACTACCGGGTGGTGTCAAAGCCTGAGATGCTGGCACCGGGACAACTCCGTCGAGTGGACCCCAAGCGCCAGCCCGCACCCATAGAAGAGAAGGCCGACCCGCACTGGGAGTGCAGCCGACCCGGATGTATCAGTGGCGTCATCCCGGACCAAGTGTCCGGCTTCGACGGCAGGTACACGACGGGCCGTTGCTTCACCCACGGCAAGGTCGTCCTCATGCGTCGATAGGAGACAGCCATGACAGAAGAAGAAGAGAAGCGCCGACCCTACACACGGGTCACACCTGAGATTGAGTCCCGGGTCCTCGCTGCCCGGGAGATACTCGGCCCGGTGTCGTACACCGACATCGCCGAGCGGGCTGACCTGCCCGAACGCACGGTCAAGTACGTCCTCGTTGAACTCCCCCGACTGCGCCGCATCCACAACGGTGAGGGCAAGGTCGAGGGCTCGCTGCGACGGCGCATCCTCAACTGCATCACCGACGTCGGCATGTTCAAGGATGTCGGCGACCTGCGCCGTGCCCTTGGCATGGCCGACGACGAACACAACGTCCTGCACGTGTTGCACGCACTGCACGCAGCCGGGAAGGTTGAGTTCACGGAGAGGGGCAACGGGATGGGCACGGCAACGGTTATCAACATCCGGCTGCCGAAGAAGACGGGCAAGAAGAACGGACTGCATCCGGCTATCGCCGATGCCGTGGCTTCAGTCGCACTGGACCACGACCCGAAGATGGAGACGCAGTCTGCTCCGATGCCTGTCATCAGCCGACAGGAGTACGAGCAGGAACTGAGTGCCCAAGCCAAGGACATCGAGTCCGAGGCGACTGCTCCCCTCGCGTCAGCACCCGGACTCGATGACGCAGCATATCCGTTGCTGACTGACCTGTTGGAGCGTGAGCGCAAGCGCACGACCGACGACCCGAAGGCGCTGGCTTACATCACCGCAGCCGACGCTCTCCGGGGCATCGATGACGCAGCGGCTGATGCCCTGCTGGAGAAGGCGCTGGAGTTCAGCGTCACCTATCCCTCACCGCTGGAACTGGAGTACGTCCGCTATGCCGAAGCCCACCCCGAAGCCGCTCGACCTGACGTGCAAGCACGGGAGGTACGAGACTGAGTGCGAGTACTGCCTGACGTCCGTGTGCTGGGCCATCGTCAAGGATGCCAAGGGCATGCGCGAGACGGGGCACGGACGCGCCGTGGTCTGGGCTCGTGGCTGGCTGGGACTGGACGACCAAGAGACGGTCGTCGGGTCACGCACGGTGCAGGATGCGGATGACCGCGTGACCAGATGAGCGTCATCCCGGTGTCCGGGGGAAGCACCGGGATGACGTCGTCAATAGGAACGAGCGAAGGGGCTGTCCCGTTTGGGGCAGCCCCTTCTTCGTTTACATGGACTGGACGGGGACGGACCCGCCCGCAATCTCCTCGTTGGGTGCGAAGGCAAAGCGGGTCCCGGCGGTCGCGCCCGGGACGTAGGTGATGATGAGTTTATCCTTGGGCGGAGCAGCGCTGGTCGCCGACGCCAAGGTGAGGGACAACCGGGTGTTGGTCCCCCACGGCCCGTTGCCGACACTCACTGCCGTGATGCCACGACTGACACCGTTGACGGTGCAGGTGAACTGGGCGAAGTCGGGGCCAGCCCGCAGCGCCCGGGCGTAATCGAGTTGGACCTGAGACGACCCTCCGCTCTGGAAGGTTGCCTTCTCCCCGGCGAGGCCAGCCCCGGCCCAGCCGAAGTACCCCGCCCGGACGCCGTAAGCGCTCATCACTTCCCCTTCTTGCTCTTCCCTGCCTTCCGCATGGCGATGGCTATCGCTTGCTTCTGCGGCTTGCCCGCGTGCATCTCGGTGCGGATGTTGTCCGAGATGACCTTCTTGGACGAGCCGCTCTTCAGCGGCATGGACTACGCCTCGGGGTGCTTCTCTTCGAACTCACCGGACCCGGCGAGTTGCTCCTCGACGGTCGGGTTCGGGACTTCCTTGGGCTCACCGGCGTCCTCGACGTCCGTCTCGCCACGGGTCTGGCTGGTGCTGACGCCTTCGGGCAGTCCGAAGTTGGGCTGGTCAGCCGGGTCGGTCGAGATGGACTCGCCGCCCACGTTCTTGACAGTCAGGTCAGGTGCCTCTTCGGCAGTCGTGGCCTGACGGCCCTCGGCGCTCTTGTCAGCCTTGGCCTTGGCCTCGGCCTCGTCTGCCTTTTCCTTGTCGGTCTTGGTTGCCATTGTCTGGGCCTCCTTGCTTGGGTCGTACACGGTGCCGGTCATCCCGGCAGACGTCGTGCCTTCTCTTGATGGTGGGATGGGCTGGTTCTGATTGCCATCCTCCCACCCTGCTTGACCACCTTGCGAACTGCCGACACCTCCCGGGGTGCCCGGGCCGTTACTCATCCGTGTTCTCGCCAACGTCATCGCCGTCGCTGTCATCGAGGTCCGCCTCGGTGAGGGGAACCTCCTCCTCGTCCGGGTCGGCGGGGATGGTGTCCTCGTCATCCACGGTGGTGTACTCGGTGTCGTCGGGTCCCATCGTCTACCTCTTCGTGGTCGTGGTGTTGTGGCCGGAGGACCACAGCGCTTGGTCGATGTCGGTCCACTTGGCCCACGTCCCCTGCGAACCCTGCGAGTAGAGCGGGTCAAAGAAGCCGACGTACCCGCCGGAGCGATAGCCCTTGAGCGTGACCTTGTGGCCGAAGTCGTTGCTCTGGACCTTCAGGTACCCGGGCAACTTGGCGTACGAGATGGCGATGGTGACGGCGTAGCCCGCCTTCACCCGGGCAAGGACAGCGCCCGTCGTGATGCCAGTGAGGACAACCCCGTACGCACGCTTGGCACCGAGCCGCTCTTCGCCCGCGTTGCTGCCCGCGTTGTGCGCACGCCCGCCGCTTGAGCGCACCTTGTGCCCTTCCAACTTGCCGTTGCTGCTGAAGCCAGCCTTGGCCGCACGCATGGCGAAGTGCGTGGAGCAGTAGCCGCAGCAGACCATCGGCGTTTCGAAGCGCTCCGATATGACCGTGCCCACGCTTGAGGGCACCTTGCCATAGGGGTATGAACGTGCCATCTACTCGTCCTTCCTGTGCCTGATGCGCCAGCCGACGGCGAACAGCACCGCAACGATGCCAGCCAGCACCGTACCACGCTCGGCTATCCCGACGGAACCGGGTGTGAGCAAGGCACCTATCAACACCAAGCAGATGGCGATGAGTGCCCAGAGCGCGGCATCGGCGACGTTCACGAGGGAGCCAGCATCAACCAGATGATGGCGACGGCCAGCAGCACGATGGCCCAGTGCGTGAGCGACTGCGCCTGAGCCCGGGCTTCCTCGACCAGCGCGATGATGAGCGCGACCGCTGCCAAGATAACGACGACGGCTTCGTTGAAACTCATGTCTCCTCCTACGTGATACCGATGGCAAGCCAGCCGACCCTGCACGCAGCCAGCGTGGCAGTGGTACCAAGCCGGTAGGCGACAACGCAGTTGAAGTAGGACGGCAGCGGGTCCGTGTTGACGACGGCGTACCACCCGTTGTGGGTGTACATCGACACAATCACGGTTGGTGCCACGGAGAAGGCGAACGGGTAGGTAACGACCCCGCCGTAGGCGCTGGCTCCCGTCCCGCCCGGACAGGCATAGATACCACGCTGCACAGTCAGGCCCATCGGCTGGAGGACACGGCCAGCCGCCTCAAACAGCCCACCCTGCACCTGAAGCGACCCACCTGCATCGAGCAGTGCGAGCAAGTTGTCGCTCGCACCACGGAACTCGTGCCCGTTACCCGACTCGTAGTACGAACGCCCGCCGCTGGCGAAGTGGAAGCGGTTGTAGTTGTCGGTAGTGCGGTGCCACGTGTTGACGCCCGGTCGCAACTCCCCGTCAACTTGGAACGAGTTGGGCGTGCGCAGCATCCCCGCGCCACTGCGATAGAGGGACACGTCCTTGTTGCCACCAAGGAAGAACTGCGCGTCGGCAGGGGTGGTGATGCCACGGATACCCATCGCATTCGCAACATCCACGTCGAACAACTCGGCATCGTCACCGACCTGAACCGCCTCGTCGGACCCCGACCCGCTGCCGATTCGGATGGTGTTGGCCTTCGGGGAGTAGACCGGCGTGTCGCCGCCGAACACCAGCCCGTTGGCCCCACCCTCGACCACGTCGCGCAGCGCACCGCCCGTGCCCTTGTAACGGAAGACGCCGCCCTTGGGTCCGTCAATCTGGACGCCGCCGGTATCGACCACCGTTGCCCCCACCGTGGACGGGTTCCACGGGGTAGCGACGATGCTCTCCTCCAACTTGATGCCGTCGAACCACGCCGTGCTTCCGCTCACACTGGTGTCAGACAGGCACAGCACGAACACGTCCATGTCGGCGGGCGCTTTCCAGACCTGTGTCTTGTATCGCTCCCAGTCGGTCAGCACACCCGGAGTCCACGTGTTCCCCAAGTTGGGGTTCTTGGGGTCCCTCGATGTGGCATAGACCGTCCCGGCATCCTGAAGCCGGAAGTACGCGCCCGAGTTCCCCTGTGAGCGCATCAACCCGGACAAGACATACGACCGCCCTTCGCGGACCTTGACCTTGGTCGAGCAGATGTACCGCAGCCCCCCGTCACAGTCGAGGCGCAACGAGCGGGTGCCATACACAGCCTCGCCGGGGTCCACACTGAACCGGGCGGGGATGCCACCGTTGGCCTCCCACGGCCAGACCGCTTGCACCCCCCACTTGTCCAGCGTGGCAACGGTCTTGTCGTAGGCGATGGTGAGGGTATCGAGGGTCGGCCCGGTCACATGGTTGGGGATGAACCACGCACGCCAGTGCAGGTACGGGGTCTTGGGCACCGACGAGAACGACGTGTACCACCCCGTCGGGACAGCGTCAGCAGCAGCAGCCGCCGTGCCGTACTCCACGATGAGTTGACAGTTACCGTTCGTCGCATCCTGCGGCACGGTTGCCACCACCGTCGGCGCTTGCCAGTTGATGGGCGTGTCAGCGAGCGTGCGCTTATGAGTCGTCAGTCCCCAGCGGGGAGTGAAAGAGCGGCTGGAATAGTTGTACAGACCCTCTGTCGTCCATACCTCCACCGTGACGGAAACTGCACTGCCGTTGGTGAGGGCAAGGTTCAGTGTGTGGCTCTGGTCCCCGCCGGTCTGGATGCCGCTGGTGTAGCCGCCCGTGGCCGTCACCCGCCACTGATACTGGGGTTGGTCGCACGTCCACTCAACGATGAGTCGGGGCGCAGTGTCGTACGTCATCTTCCGGGGCGTCTTGACGGTGACGGTCGGGTTGGCCTTGATGCTGAACGACAGGCCGGTGGCCCACGGACCGTAGCCCTCGGCATCGCTGGTCTGGACCCGCCAGTAGTACGTCGAGCCACGAGACAGTGCGTTCTGAACGACCCGGTTGATGGCAACGCCGTTGGTGAACGGGCCGGTGACAGCAAGGTCTTCGTACAGTGAGCCGAATCCGGGGTCGGTCGCCACCTGATAGTGGTAGGCAGCGGCGGCATCACCTTGCGGGTCACTCGGTGTGAAGTTGAGGGTGGGAGTGGCAGACAGGACGACCGCCCCGTTGGGCGAGTTGAGGGTCGGCGCGTTCGGCGGGGTGTTCGACTCGTAGTCGATGGACAGGTAGGCGACGTAGTTGCCGCCCTTGTTGCGCGACCACAGTTCCGTCCACTGGTTCGTGCCGTTGTTGTCGAACACGAAGACGGGCTTGAGCGTCGGGTTCGCGCCGTTGCCCCAGTAGTAGCGCATCGCTGCCGTGACATCGAGGGTCTTGGCTGCGTTGGCAGTGGTGCCCGACGAGAACGAGACGCGGTCGATGCTGCGCGGGGCGATGTCGTCGTACTGGGTGTTGTTGCTGCCGGTAAAGCCCGACTCGCATGACTGGGTGCCCTCGGACTTCGTCCAGATGGGCGCAGTGACGTACATGGGCGAGCAATAGATGGTGCTGCTGTCCGGGCTGACGTGGTTGAAGTCACTGATGAAGACCGTGATGGTCGCCTTGGTGATAGCGGTCCACGTAGCCCAGCCGGGAGGAGCCGGGAAGCGGATGGCTGACCGGTAGTCAGCCGTCGAGTAGTCACCGACGGGCAGGTGCAGCCCAGCGCCAGCCGCGATGCCCGACGACCATGTCGCAACATCGGCCTCTGCGTAGATTTTCCCTGTGCTGGGCATCAGATAGTCGTCATGGTGAGGGCGCTGGCTCCGGTCGTGATGTTCGTGTCTGCGCCGTTGCGAGTGGCGTTCCAGTCAGCCGCGAGGTCCCACGTGTAGGTTGTCACGACGACCTGACCGAAGGCACCCAGTTCGTACGACGAGTTCGGGATGAGGTTATGCCCACCACGGGCCGAGCCGAAGGTGATGGACGAAGCATCGATACCAGTGGGAGTGATGCTGACCACAGCGATGGGGTTGAGCGCGTCGCTGATGTCGAAGATGAACAGACCGGCCTCATCGATGGTCATCTTGTAGTTCGGGTTGCCCGCGTAAGCAGGAGGCACGCCGCCCGGTCCGGCTGCCTGTGGTGGGTCCAACAGGGTGATGCCAGTGTTGTTCCACAGACCGATGGTCTGGCCCTTGGCATCCACCACCGTGATGCCCGATGCACCCCCGCTGCCGACCTTCAGGTTGCCCGCCGTAATCCAGTCGGCGTTGACCTTGCCCGCCATAACAGCGTTGACCTGCGCTTGGTCCCAGAACAGGGTGCTGCCGGGGATGTTGGTGGGGGTAACGTCGGTTGCCGTCACCCAGCCCTTGTCCGGCTGGTCCGCCACCTGATACGTCAGGCCGTCGGCGTCGAGTGTGTTGCCCGACCGGTCCACCGACCGGAGGCGCACGTTGTAGAGCGTGCCGTTGGTGAGGCCAACGATGACGATGGACGTACCCGGCACCTCGATGCTGGTCCAGTTACCAGCGGGGGAAGCGACGCGCCACTGCACCTCGGTGTAGGCGTAGTCGTCGGCGGTGTTCGCACTCCAGCGCACGCCCGCCACCTGATACCCGCCACCGACGACGATGTCAGCGGGCTGCGGTGGACCAACAACGTCGCCGAGCGTGGTCATCTGGACAGCAGCCGAGTAGGCCGAGCGATTGTTCGACAGGTCCTGCGCCGCGACCCGCAGCCAGTACGACGTGGCAGCAAGGGCGTTCGGCTGGACGATGGTGGTGTTGGCCGCACCAGTGAGGTCAAGCGCACCGGTCGAGTCGGCAGCCCTGACCTGCCACTGGGTGGCGAGCGTCCAGTCAGGCACACCGCCGGTCGCGAAGCGGGTGGACTGGAGGATGTAATAAGCGAGGTCGGTCAGGCCACTGGGCGGCGAGGTGTAGCCGACGATGGCGGTGATGGCAACAGCCATCGAGCCATCCGCTTGCTGAGTCAGGGCGCTGGACGGGTTGGGACCGGGAGCCGGTGGCTTGAAGATGGGCACCGGAGGCGCGGTCGTGTCCCGGGTAGCGTCGGTTCCGGGCACACCGGGCGGTCCCTGCGGACCAGTGATGCCGGGTGGTCCCTGACTGCCGTCGTTGCCCGGAGGCCCGGGTACACCCGGTGGGCCGTCAGGACCCTCAGGACCGGGCGGGCCGGGGTAGACGAAGGAAACGTCCACCACGGCCAGACTGGGCGGCTGTGAGGGCGTGGTGGCGGGCCACGGGCCGACAGACACGGAGCGCGTGGTCGTCCCGGTCGGGGCAGCCAGCACCGGCAGACGCAGGACACCGCCCGTCCACTCCAGCAGCAGGATGTCACCGGGCAGCGCCGCCCCGATGGTCGCGCCCTCGTCCGCCCCGACACTGTTGGTCGTGTGCAGCAACAGCGTGTTGTTGGCACCGGGAGTGGGCGTGCCCGTGGCCGTCCCCTGCCCCGACGCGACCGTGCCGGACGGTGCCGTCTTCCAGTTGTATGTCCCAATCTTCCCCGTGTCGCCGGGTGGCCCCGGGACTCCGGGCGGACCCGGCGCACCGATGATGGGCGTGCCCGACACGGACCACGTCCCGTCGGGTTGCTTCACATAGATGATGCCGGTCGAACTATCCAGCCACCAGTTCTCCGGGTCGGTGACGGTCGGCGGTCGGTCGTCCACGCCCCAGCCCGGGGTGGCAAGGATGGGCACCGACGGGATGAGGTCGGGGTTCGGCGGGGTGTTGTCCTCACGCGGGAGGATGGTCAGGTTGGTGTCGGTGTGCCCGTCCGGGTAGGACACCCACGACCAGCCCCAGATGGTCCAGTAGCCGGAGCCGTAACGCGTGGTGTCAACAACACCGCGCTTGATGGTGACCGGGATGCTGTCGCAGATGTCCCAGCCATCCTTGATGTCGAGCGCATCGACACGGATGCCCAGAGCGATGCGCTTGCCCACCTTGCCGACGTTGATGGCCGCTTGCTTGGTCCGCCGGATGAGGTCGTTCTGGTCGATGATGTCCGGCCACATGTTGATGCGCGGGAACGCACCCCAGACGGCCTCATCGATGCCCGGTGCGGGCTCCAGCGCGTACGACGGCTTGATGCCCTCGGGCGTGCGCCCGATGCCGTGGACCTTGGTCCCCCATTCCCCGAACGGGACGACCTGAAAGCCCTGAATGAGTCCGCCGTACTCCAGCCGGATGTTGGGCCGGTCCAGCCCACCGTTGATGACCCGCCACGTGAACGACGAGTCGGCGTTGCGCTGGCAGATGAGCCGGGTTCGCCGCCCGGTGCCCGCCCGGTGGCTGTCGATGAGCCCGGAGATGAAGCCGAGCCGCTCCTTGAACGTGGCATGGATGGTGATTTTCTCGGTCATCAGCGACGAGATGTCGCCGACGTTGATGAACCGGAGCGGGTTGTTGACGCCTGTCTTGACCCGGTTCAACTGGTCGGTGATGACGTACTGGACGGTGTCGTCCACGTACTTGCCACCACCCTGCTCGACGGGCTTGTCCGGGAGGGCAAGGTCGAAGCGCTCGTCACTCAGCAGGGCCAAGCAGCCGAGGTAGTCCATGCCGTAGAAGACGACCTCGTCCTCGTCGGCATCGAAGTCCACCATCAAGCCGTTGAGGATGGGCTTCCAGCCCTCGCCCCGGTACAACTCCAGCGAGAAGTGGGTCTGGAACGGCTCGATGCCAGCAATCTGCGGATGGGTGGCAGGAAGCGTGAAGAAGAACTCGCCGGGAGAGTTGTAGTACTCGCTTGCCCCCACGCTGGCGGCGTCATAGATTTCAGCCCGCAGCGGGCCCGGTGCATGGTTGGCCCCGTGGCCGTAGATGCGGATGCGGAAGCGATGGGTGCCCCGGTCGTAGCCGGTCAGGAAGTTGGTGTCACCGGGCGCTTCCTCGTAGCCCTTGGTCAGGGTGAACGCGCCGTACACCCAGCCTGACTGGGCGCTGTACTCGTCAGCGGCCCTCATCCTCCATGAGTAAGCGCCCGCGCCGAGTGCGGCCCCGTTGTACAGGACCTTGATGATGTTCTCCGGGACTCCCGGGGGGTATGGCAACAGGTCGCTGTCCCAGAGTGGTGGGGCGCTGTCCCAGATAGGGTCGCCGGGAGGGGTAGTAGCCCTCACTTGGACCCGCACCCGCGATGGGTGGGCCGGACCGTCGGGGTCCGAATACGTGGCTTGGAATGTCGCTTCGGCCAAGGTCGCGAAGTTCCCCGCCACCGGGGAGGGGCTGGTTAGCACTGGTGGGTTTGACAACATGCGGACCGAGAGGAGGCTGGTCCACGGCGTGTCCTCGTTGCGCTGGTTCCTGACCTGCACCTTCCAGTCGTAGTAGGTCAGCGATTTGAGTGACCCGGGGGGGAGCGGAACCGAAAAAGTGTTCGTTGCCGTATCGTTTCCCGACCCAGCGACCCAGCCTGAGTCCCATGCGACTCCTCCTCCGGGGTTCATGACCGCGACGTGCGTGTAGGACAGGTGGTCCTCGGGCCGACCCGGCTCGTACGTCCCGGTGAAGTACGTCTGCTCGACCGGCGAGAAGTCACCGACCGGACCGTCGGCCAGCGTGACCCCGGGCCCACCCTTGGGCTCGTAGGTGATGCGCAAGACCGGGCGCATCGCCACCGTCGGGTGGTCCTTGGAGGCGAACACGTTGTCGTGGTAGTACGCCTCGGGGACGCTGTGCGCGACGCGCATCAGCAAGCCCCAGTTGGTGAGGCCAAGGCACGCCTTGCCGTCGGCACCCAGCACCGTCTTCGGGGCGAGTCCCTTGTAGTGCGACGTGACATTCAGGGCGGTGAGTGCCCCGTTGCCGGTGTTGACCTTGTACCAGACCTTGTAGTTCGGGTCCTCGGTCAGGTCGTTGGAGTCAACGGTCCCGGTCCAGCCGTTCTCCCCGCCACCCCTCGGTGTCCACGAGTTGGGCTTGCGCGTAATCATGATGTCGGACTCGGTCGGGTGGCGACTGTCCGGCTTCATCGAGGAGTGGTCGGTCATCGAGTGGAGCAGCAGTTCGACCTTGGTGATTTTCCCGACCTGCGCCCAGTCCGGGTCGAACTGCACGATGGAGACGTGCTGGTTGTTGTGGTTGGTTTCGTAGCCCGCGAGCAGGTGCTGTTCGGTCTGGGCTTGCTTCCACGCACTCCACGCAGCGCCCTCGCTGGAGCGCGTACGGCGCATGGCCGTATCCCGGGTCGCGTTGACCAGCAACTCCGCCATCTAGGCGAACGCCTCGTTGTACATCAAGCGACTGCCGGTAGTAGAGCCGTCACCCGTGATGGTGTACGTCCCGGTCTTGGTCAGGGTGTAGGAAGACGACGGGCTGCCGACGAGCAATCGGTTGGCGTTGCTGGTGGCGGACAGCAGGTCCATCCGCAGCGCCTCGATGGTGTTGGCCTCGACGGTCAGGATGCCGCCGAGCGTGGCCGAGTAGCGGAATATCTGCTGGACCGCACTGACCGGCACGGTGATGGTCAGGTCAGCCGGACCCAACTGGACGCGCAGGGTTCCGGCCACGGTGCAGGACGCGACGATGAGCAGGATGTCGAGCGGTGCCGGGTAGTCGCCCCGGTTGGTTAGGACGCCGCTCTTGCTTCCGTTGAAGTACACCCACTGCTGCTGGCGCAGATAGATACGCGGGTCCTTGCACTCCAAGTCGCAGGACCACTGGATGGCCCCGCCCTTGTAGTGGTTGCCGCCACTGCCCGCGTCACGCCGGACGGAGAACGCGGGCTGGCCCTTGGGGCGGGCATACATCTGCATCAAGCGCCAGCCGTCGCCCTGCCCCTCACCGAAGTTGACGAAGTCCTGCGTCGGGACGTCGAACTCCAGCGGCAGGTAGCCCTTCTGGCTGGGGCTGGCGGCATAGGCTGCCGTCGGTGTCAGCGCCGAGCGCAGGTCCTGAAGCCGGTCAAAGGCATCGGCTCGCGTCTCGCCGTAGACGAAGCCTCGCAGCCGTATCTGCCGAGCGGACAGCCAGACATCCGAGGCATCGTTGCCGTCACCTTGGGCCCGCTTCTCGACGTAGCCGACGCCTTGGACCTGACCGAAGTCGGCCTCTTCCAGAATGACGCCACGACGCTTGCCATCACCGCCCAGAATCTCGACGGTGTTGAGGTCGAAGGCGTGCGTCGGGTAGCGGTAACGAACTGGGCGCTCAAGGTCCATCAGACGTACTGCGGCCCGATGACGGGCGAGCGCCGGTAGATGGCCGAGCGCTTGCGCTGACGCTCGACGTCACTGACCGCCCCGTTGAGCATCCCGTTCAACTGGGTTGGACTCACGTCGGTGTTGTTGGTGGCAGCAAGCCACTGCTGGTACAGAGCCCGGTCGTTGTTGAGCAGTTGGAAGCCCAGAGCCCTGCACTCCCGGGTCAGGCACAACTGGTCTACCGCGTCCTCAAGGTCGAGGTAGTTGGCGTCGGCGGTGGCGTCGGGCAGGAGCCGGTCGCGGTAGCCGTACAGGGTGATGGTCAGCGGGACACCGGCCTGTGCGTTCCATGCGTCCAGCCGTGACACCAACCAGCGACCGAGCCAGACCCGCCCGCTGTAGAAGTCCCAGCCGTTGGACAGCGCGGACTCGCCCGGGTTGCCGTAGGGCAGGACGCCGCTTGACGACAACTCCGTCACGACGTTGTCGTTCGTCGCCACGACCTGCCAGATGTAGGTCAGGACGGCGGGCTCGATGTACTGGACGTCGCCGTAGTTGACGGGGTCGTAGGTCAGCGACTCGATGGCCTCGATAGGGCGGTAGCCGGACATCCCGGCCAGCCCCTCGATGATGAAGTCGTTGAGTGCGTCGGTGCCGAAGACAGCGCCATCGGTGTCACGCAGGGTGCGGGCAACGATGGCCCGCATCTCGGCGAGCGTGAGCGGACTGTATGTCGGTGACTTCGGCATGACGACCTTCCCTCGTGCTGATGTGGGGGCAAGGACTGACCCTGCCCCCACATGGTTCGGCTACGGGGTCAGGTCGGTCTGGGTCCAGCGCTCGCCCACGAGGTTCGTCGCGGGGCCAACTGCTGGCGTGCCGCTGAACTTGATGGTCGAGAGTCCCCACATCCCCTTCCAGCCCACCAGTCCACGCTGGGCCAACGGGTCCGCGTGGTCGCCACCGGGAGCAACCCGGTACGCCTGAATGGTCTGGTAGTCGCCCCAAGCGAAGAACTCGGGGCCGAAGATGATGGACTTGTCGTTGAGGACCCGGGTGGACTCCATGAAGCGGATGCCCCGGAACTTCCCAATCTCCCCGTTGAGAAGCGCCGTCGTGTTGGCGTACTTCATGGTGTCGGTCCAGCCCAACTCACCGACCTCGGCCATGATGAGGCTCGCGTCGGTCGGGCTGATGACCGCGTGATAGGTCTGGTCGGGGAACATCGGGACCTCGGCAATCTTCATTGCCGTCACGACGTCCACGATGCGACCGACAGCGGTCGTCTTGGACGAGGTGATGCCGATGCCGTTGTCCGTGCTGGACAGCAGCGTCGCGATGTCCTTCTCCAGCGTGTCGATGGCGTTCCACGCGACCCTCTCAGCAGCCTGAGAGTAGAGGTCGAACGGGGAAATCATGTCGGCGAGGTCGGAGATGGCGACCAACTTCCCCTTCTGGGTGCCGAAGAAGGTCTGGCTGTCGAACTGCATCCGCTCCGACTCGGGCGGGACGCCTTCCAGCAGGGGTACTGCCGGAGAGAGGTCCGCGAAGGCGGAGAAGGTGAAGCCCTTGGTGCCCGGGACGGACTTGGCCCTGATGTAGGACCCGAACTGCGCGATGACGGGCTTGCTGCGCAGGTTCTCGATGATGTTCTTGACGACGAGGTTCGTGACGATGGCCGCGAACTTCGCATCGGTGTTGCCACCGGACGAGTTCGGGTTGTACGCCACGCCCGCGACGCCCGCTGCGGTCGTGCCCGCATTGGACATCGGAATGGGCTGGATGTTTACCGCAGCATCCCAGCCCTGCATACCGCCTTGGCTGGAGCCAGCGCCGCTGGCAGTGCCAGTCGTATTCGCCATTGGGTTCTCCTATCAGAACCCGGAGCCGGTCATCCTTGCACGGTCCCGTGCATCCTGACTGGGGGCGAGGTTCCTCAACTCGTTGAGGAGTTCGTCCTTGGTCATCTCAGCGATGGGCTTGTTCGTGACGGTCTGCCGCACCGGGTTGTTTGCATCGACGTGACCAGTTGGTTCCGGTCGAGGCGGCGCGGCAAAGGTTGCGTTCAGTCGGGCCAGCGTCTCGTCGCGGGATGACACCCACATGGGGTCATCGGGTGCGACCTCCCCGGCCAGTGCCGGGAACTTGAGCCTTCGCTCTGTGGTCTGTCGGGCCTGACGTTCGACTTCCAGTTCTCGCTGCGTCGCTTCGTAGCGTGCCTTGTACGAGGGCTCCCCGTTGCTCTGAACGGGCTGCCCGTCTGCGCGTGCCTCGACAGAACGCTGGAGTTGCTCCATCTGCGAACGCAGACTCTCAACCTCGGCGTTGTGCGCACGGTCGCGCTGGCTGAACCGGTTACGCCAGATGGCCTCGACATCTTCGGGTGTCTGAGGAACGGGGGGAGCGGAACCCTCGGGAGCCGCCTCTGCTGGGGCTGCTGCGTCGGGCTGCGCCTGACCGTTCGTCAGGGCCGGATTGTCGGGCGATAGGGCCACCGCTGTTACCTCCACTTGATACCACACCACTGGCGTGGTGCCAAGTGAGTCTAACCCCCGCCACCAATACGCTCGACAACATTCTCGTACTCATCGCCCAGCGTGTTTTGAAGTTCCTGCACGGTGTCGGGCGAGACGTCGCTCGCGGGCTGCTCGCGGTCCGGTGTGACCTGCTGAACGGAACTGGACTGCTGGAACTGCTGCTGCTCGGCGGGGACGTGGTTGACGACCGGCGGGTTGAAGTCCGGGTTGGCGTTGATTTCTTCCTCGGTTGCCCGCACGTTCTCGCCCTGCAACGCACCGACCGTCTTGCCGATGAGTCCCGGGTAGGACAGCAGCGTCTCGGCACCACGGGCCGGACCGGCGGTGTACGACAGGGTGTCCCCAATCATCCGCTGGTAGTCGATGTCGCTGATGAACGCGTTCCATGCGTTGTAGCCCTCGGGCTGCTCGCCGTTCTGGTCCTTCTGAAGGTTGGTCGCCACGCCCTCGATGTAGCGCCGGACCCACAGCGGACTGTTGACCGGCAGGTCCCATGGCACGCCCGGGACCAGCATGCTGATGGCCCGCAGCATGTCCTCGTTCTCGGCCATGAACGCCCGCAGTTCCTCGTCGTTCTCGATGGCGTTCATCGTGTGCTGGTACATCTTGTTGGTCAGTTGGAAGGCGACCAGCGGGGTCTTCATCCCGAACGGGCGGGCCATCAGGAACTCGACCATCTCGGGCAGGACCTTGCCCCACATGTAGGACAGCGGGTAGAGCCCGAAGTACGGGTGGTTGAGCGAGCGCTCCAGCCACGAGCGGTCGCCCTTGAAGTGGACGAGGTCCTTGCTGGTCTGGTCGGCACGCCGATGGGCGGCGTACATCCACTTGATGGCGTTCTCCTCGTCCACGTCGTAGCCGTACGGGTTCTTGCCCACGGTGGACTGGTCGATGGAGTCGAACAGAGCCTTCGTCTGGGGGTCTAGAGTTACCGGTGCGCTGGTCGCGCTCGGCCTCACCGGCGCGACTGGCGCTGCTTCCGCGAACTCCCCGATGTCCACCGGGACACGCGCCGGAGCAGCCGGTGCAGCCGGTGGCGGAGCCATCTCAATGGCCTCCTCGGGGGGATTGTCCAAGACGTGGTTCTCGGCCTTGGAGTCGAGCGAGTCAAGCAGGTCGTCCCACGTGTCGGAGCGGGCTTGACTGAACTCCTCAGCATCATCGAAGTCCCCGCGCTCCATGCTCCGGTACTCGTCCAGCAGGTTCAGTTCGTCGGTGACGTCGATGCCCTGCTGCTCCAGCGAGACGAGGTCGTTCTCCATGCGCGGCCCGTTGCGGGCACCAGCGTTGTCCCACTTGGTGTGCATCGCCCGGATAGCGTTGGCCTGAGCGGTGACCTCGTCCAGCCCAGCACCAGCCGGGGCAGCGGCTGCGACGGGGGGAGCAACCTCCTCGACCGGAGCCAGTTGTCGGGCTCGCTCTGTTTCATGTGCAACACGACGGGCCTCGTAGGCACCCATCGCCTCGCGGTGCATCCGCTCCTCGGCGGTGTACTTGGTCAGGTCCGGCTCGATGCGCCGCTTCTTGTCCTTGAGGACCTTGCTGTAGTAGGCAGCCAGTGGCTCCAAGGCAGGGTTCTTCATGGCCTTCGGGCCAAGGCGCAGATACTCGACCAACTGGTCGGCGAGGTACTCCTGCTCGTCAGTCGTCAGGACGTGCGAGCGGGACTTGGCCCCCAGTTGCGGCAACGCCCCCTCACGACCGGCGTACGCAGCCTTCGCCCGCCGCAACGCGGACGGGTGCAGGTAGCGATTGATGAAGTCGTGCGCCTCCTCGTGCGCGAGCGTGTCATCAAGCCGCCGCTTCGGGTTGATGTACACCTGAGCCCGGACCGGACGGCCCGGGGCACTGGTGCTTAGAGCGCGTCCGGGGTCTGTGATGGCACCGGAAGGAGCGGCTCCTCGGGAGGTTCGCTGGTAGAACCGACGGCCTCCTCGGGTAGCGTCTCCTGCGGCGGTAGCGGCGGCTCGGGTTCCACGGGGGTGGGATTCGAAATACCCGGCGGGGTTTCCGACGTCAAAGTCGGCGTCTCCTGCACTGGCTCGGGCTGCTCGGTGGGCGGCAGTCTCCCGGCTTGCCACTCGCTGATAGGCTTCTTCCCGGACCATGCGCCCCCACTGGATACCTTCACGCTCCAAGTCTCCTCGGACTCGGGTTCCATACTCGTCACCTCCAAGGTGCTGGGTGTAGCCCTCCCCGTTCGGGTTGACCTTCCAGTCGTTCTCCATCTCGATGACTTCGGCGAAGCCACGGTCCACGTCGTTGGCACGGTTCGGGTCGAAGTGCGGAGAGTACACGCCGTTGTTGCTGCTGAAGTCGTACGCCCCGCCCTCGCGCTCAAGGACCAACTGCACGGCCTCGACGTCGTCGTACGAGTCAACCACGAGATTGGTGTCGATGTCGATGCGGTTGTGCTTAGGGTCGATGTCGCGGAACACGCCGAGGTGCGCGTTCGGGCGCTGAAGGTCGCCCCGGTTTGCGGCCACGAAGTCGCGGACCGCTTGCTTGAACTCCTCCTCGCCGACGTTCAGCGGCAGACTGATGGTCCCGCCCTTGGGTGTGATGCCGGTCGAGAACGGGCCACCGCCCCGCTTGTCACCGTACGCCTTGGGCCGTGACCCATTGTGGAGGTCGATGGTCGCCCCGCCCCAGCCACCGTTCTGGTCTGGCTGGACGGCCTTCCACAGGTCGTCGGCGAGGTCCTCGATGTTGTCGTCGGCCCACGTGATGGGCTTGGGGTCACGGAACGAGCCGTCGATGACGCCCTGCCCGCGCTTCTGCATCGCCACCTTGCGGGCACCCGTGCCCATCGGCTCGTTCGGGTCGATGTAGCGACCACGGGCGAAGCCGTCCGCGCCGTAGACCTGCGTATGCCACTCCCGCAACTGGACGTCGTCCATCCGCTTAGTGAAGGCGGGCAGTCCCTCGCCCTTGTTTGCCACCACCCGGATGGCGTACGACCCGTCGGGCCGGACGATAAGGTCGGAGTCACCGAAGAAGTTGACGTCGCCCCTGCCGCCGACGCCCTCGGACAGTGTCTTGTGGATGGCGTCCATCTCGGCCTTGGGCATCGACGGCGGGAAGGACAACTCGACCATGTGGCGCACGCCGTTGGCAGCCGTCGGCTTGGTCGCCGTGGACCGGGTTGCCCGCACTCGGGACTGGTGACCCAGTGAAGCCAAGATGGCGAGGTGATGGCGGATGCCGGTTGGCGAGGCCATGACTTCGAAGTTCGTGGCAGAGCCCAGCCGTCCGTCCGGCCAACGGACGACTGAGCCGTGGGATGTTATGACGTGGACGCCGGACAGGCGGGCTGCCTCGTCGCTGACCTGACTGCCGATGCGACCGGCGATGTTGTTGCTGGTGTCTTCGGCCAGCGACGGGTACATCCGGTCCATGACGGCGTTGCGTGAGGGCAAGGCATCGACCCGGGTCTGATAGACGCTGTCGAAGAACGCCGTGCGCGGGTCACCTGTCGGGTCCTTGTAGACCTTCTTGGCCTTGAACCAGCCGAGCGCCTGAGCCTCGGCAGCGACCCAGTCATTGCGACCGAGGAAGCCCTTGCCGTCGTCCAGCGTATTCAGGTGGTCGGCAGCGTCGTTGTAGAACTCCACGATGTGGTCGTACTCAAGGCTGCTCGGCTGAGAGTTACCCGCCGGGACGGTGAATGACTCGTTCGTCTCCCGGTCGAAGAAGCGGAAGGTGGTGTTGTTGACCTTGGTGATGTCGTACTGGTCACCGTACGCAGCCTTCAGGTGGTTGAGCATCTTCTGGTCCACGAAGCCGACGTCGCGCTTGGCCCAGACGTCGCCCGCCGCAGCCGTCCACGTGCCGTTGGGGCCACGGACCGGTACCGTCCGTCCGTTCACGCCGATGAGCGAGTCCACGAAGTCGATGAGTTTCTGCCCCATCCCGGCTTCGCTGACGTAGCCCGTCTCCATCAGGTTCTTGAGGTTCACGCCGTTCAGGCCAGCCACCTTGGTCAGCGCCTTGGCCTCGTCTGGCAGACCCTTGCCAGCCTTCAGACTCTCGACCACGTTGAGCATGAACTTCATGCCGTCCACCGGGCTGGTGTTCATCTGCGTGACACCAAAGGCCATCAGCAGTTGAGTCGCCAAGTGCTGGTCGTTGTCGTTGAGCGCCATGAAGCCGCGCCGCATGTCAACGTACCAGCCAGCATGTTCCGCCATCTCTTCGTCGGTCATGTTGGCGCGGAGTTCTCCGACCCATTCGTCCATCGTCTTGCGCCCACCGATGCGATGGGTCACCACGCCGTCGGCGTTCTTGGCAACCAAGCGCCCACCCGCCACACCACTGATGCTGTCCGGCGTGCCCAGTTCGGGGTCGGCTGCACGCTTGGCCCGCGCTTGCTGGTACTCGCGACCCTTCTTCTGGCCCGGGGTCAGGTTCTTGACCGCACTGGTCTTGCGGGCTGCCGTCTCGTGCCGCCGGATAGCCGCCGTCTCAGCGTCACCGATGCCGATGTCCGAGGGACGCAGGTTGTTGGAGATATAGCCGAACTCGTCCGGCTCGATGCCGCGAACAGCCGTCCCGCCCCGGGCGTACTCCTTGTGCAGGAAGACGGTGGTCGGAACATTGATGCCGGTCAGGGACTCGGGCCTCTCACGCGCCAACTGGAGCAGACCAGCGACCCGGTGGTTTCCCTCATCCACGGCAACGGTCCGGTCCACGCTGCTGTAGGTCAACTGGATGGGCTCATCCATGCCCCGGCTCTTGATGTCACGCGCCAGCGTGGTGAGTTCCTTGTCGGTCAGGCGCAGTTCATTGCCGACCTTGATGTCCTTGAGCAGCGACAGTGGGACCAACTCGGTGTGCTGGGCGAGGGCATGACGCTCCCACGACAGTTCGGCGACGGCATCAGGCAGCCCGATGTCGGGCATGTGCGGGGCACCAATCTGCGACATGGTCCCGCCGACCGCCACGTGCATGTGGTTGGCGGGCAGCGTCTCCAGTCCCCGGGCCTCGGTCGCGTCGGCGATGAGTTGGAAGAGCGTCGTGTCCTTCCACTCACCGTGTTCGTTCAGCACCTGCGGGTGGCCGGAGAACTTGTCGGCCAGCGACTCGATGAGCGGCAGTCCCTCCATCCGGGCGATGGACCGGTGGTAGTCCATGTGCGCCGACACCAACTCGCGGTTGCCCTTGTAGAAACTGTCGATGGCCCTCTCCCACTCCTTCTCGTCGGGATAGGTCATCCGCCACTTGGTCCGCTCGATGTACGTCTCGTCGGCCCCCATCGCCCGGAGCCGCTTGTCCAACCACTCCTCGGTGATGACCGTGTCGTTCGGGTTGAGGTAGCGCTGGCGCAACTGGCGGAAGGACATCTTGGAGTACTTCTCGTCCATCTCCCCGCGCAGCGCGAACATGACGACCTTCTCCGACCAGCGTGTCTGGCGACCGACGAACGATGGCCGGAAGAAGTGACCCGGTTCGGGGAAGCCACCCTGATGGGCCAGCACGGCGTCGAACGCGCTGTCCGGGTTGTTGCGTGCGAGCAAGTCGTTGAACCAGCGGACGGCCACCTCGCCGTCGCCCAACTTGGCACCGTCGTTGTAGAACGCACGAGCCGTGGCCCACGACACGGGCGACTCGGCCTTCATCATCCGGGCCATGTCGTCGCCGACGGACGAGCGGAAGGCCAGCAACTGCCCGCGTGTCTTGATGCGGGCGACCTTGGTGTCGGTCAACAGCGCCGTCAGGGCACGACCGGGCTCGCTCGATGACATCGCACCAGCCGCCGCGCCACCGGCCCGGATGAGGTTGGTGGCCTCAATCATGTCGCCGTTGTAGCGGATGCCCCCACGGAAGGCATCCATCATCACGGCAGTCTCAAACTCGGCGTTGCGAATCTCGGCGGTGCGCAGCGCCCTGCCCCGCCGGAACGCTTGCGCCCGCTCCATGACCCCGCCACGCTGCCGGATGGCCGACTTCACACCAGCCGTCGAACCGGTCAACGGACCGGCGAACTGGCCGGGAGAAATCATCCCGCGTGCGACCAGCAGGACGGGCGTCTCGATGCCTTCCTGCAACTGGAAGAACAGGTTCCACTTGAAGCGCACCATCGGGTAGTAGCGCTCGGAGATGGTGCCCGCCACGTTCGACCCGATGCGGTTGACTTCGAACGCCTTGATGCGCCCGGTCACCTTCTGGCTCAGGCCGACCTTGCCCAACGAGCCCTCGTGCGCGAAGAAGATGGCCCGCTGCACCTCACGCGAGGTGACCGTGTTCTTCAGGTGGCGCGGGATGGCGACGGCGGCAGCCTGATACAACTCCTCCTGCTCCATGCCACGAGCCGAGGCGACCTTGGCCGTGTTGGCGGCAGCCCGGACCACGGACATGACCGCGTCCGACTGCTCGCGGGTCATCCCGAACTGCTCGGCCATGCGCTGGGCGAAGCGGCGGTTCTGCTCGATGACAATCTGCGAACCCGAGATTCTCTGGGTCATCTTGTGCAGGTGCTGGCGCAGGATGTTGGCGGGCATCACGTCGCCCATCCCAATCTGGCCCGCCCGGATGTAGTCCATGAACGGGTCAGCCGAGACAATCTGGCCGTCGGCGTTGCGCCCGGTGCTGAACAGGTCCTCGTGACGCACACCGAGTTCGACCGAGTCACCGTACTTGGCCTTGAACTCACGCATGGCCGGGGTCAGGTTGGCTGGCTCCAGTGCCGTCGGCAACTGGTCGAAGTGCGAGTCGAGCAATCGCTCGATGGACGTCTTCAGGTCCTTGTCCACCTGCGACAGCGAGATGTTCCACTCCAGCAGGTCGTACTGCTGGACCATGTCACGCACCTCGGCGTACTTCTTGGCCTTGAGCAGTTTGCGCAGTTCCAGAGCCTTAGCCCGGGTCAACTGGGTGGGACCAAGGAAGATAATGCGGTTCACCCACTCGGGCGACTGCCCCTTCTTGAGCCCGTCGGCGATGCTCTTGGCCCGGGCGGTGATGAGGTCATCGGCCATGCTGCCGTAGCGCATGAAGTGGACGACGCCCAGTTCCCGCTCGCCCATGTTCTTGGTGGCAGCAAGGGCATCATCGATGGAGATGCCGTACATCTTGACGAGGTCGTCGGCTGTCTCGACCCGGACGCGCTTGACGGCATCAGCCATCTTCTCGCCCTGTCGTGGCTGGATTTGAAGCAGGACCTTGCTGACCTTGTGCTTGGTCATCGTCGCGACGTCCTTGCCGTGGCGCGACAGCATGTCCATACCGAGGTTGGTGAGGGCAACTTCGTCCAACGAGTCGGCCCCGATACCCAACTTCAGGTGCGAGCGAGCAACCTGCTCACCCCCAATCTGCTGACCGACGTTGGCAAGACCGGTGCCGAGATGACCGCCCGACCGCTCCTGCGAGATACCGGCCTTCTCCAGCGCCGACATGACCTTGCCAATCTGGCGCTTGCCCAGCGCGTCGGTGCCACCGTTGACGATGTGGACGCCGACGGCCTTGTTCGCCATCCGACCCAACTTGTCGCCACCGAACAAGGTCAGCGGGTCGAGCGCAATCTCGACCATCTGCATCCACTTGAGGACGTGCTGGTTGGCGACGAACGGGCGCTCCACCAGACTCGTCGCTTGCATCGCCTCGCGCACAGCAGCGTCGTTCGCCTTGAGTCCGTACTTGACAACGTTCATGTCGGTGGCAGCAACGCCCTCGGGCAGGTGCCCGTACAACTGCCGCTCGGCAGCGGCAATCGCCGTGTTCTCAATCTCCTTGACGGCAGCGCTCTTGGCCCCGGCCTCGGCTGCTGCCTCGGCGGCGCTGATGATGCCCCGCTCGGCGGCTTCCTTGACGGCCTCCCGGGCAGCGACCTTGCCGACCTGCACGATGACCTTGGCCGACCCCTTGGCCGTTATCATCGCCGCCTTGCCAACGATGAGTGGGGTGTAGGTCGTGATGTCAGTCGCAAGGTCCAGTCCCAACGACGCCCCGGCGGCGATGGTGTTGGCCGCAATGTCGCCGACCAGTTCGAACGGCGTGTTGTCGCCGAACCCACGGATGGCCCGGATAGGACCGGACTGACCGAACGGGTCGGTGATGGCGTGGCCCTCAAGGGTCAGCCGGTCAAGCGCCGTGTCGCGGGTGATGTTCCCCGCCCGGTAGTCCTCCCGAATCTTGATGAGTTCCTCGTTGCCCTCCAACTGCTCGTCGGTGCGTGACAGCAAGTCCTCGACACGGGTGCCACCAATGGGTCCGAACTGCGCCCCGGCGAGGAGACGCTGGCTGCTATAGGTCAGGTTCGACAGACCACCGATAACAGACGCCGTCAGGCCACCGAGGTTGTCGTCGTAGGGCGAGAAGGCCATCGCCGCGCCCAACTCGGAGATGCGGTGGTCCTTGACCGTCTGCATCCGGGCGAAGTCCACCATCATCCGGGTGTTCTCAAACCAGTTGTTCTGGTCGGGCAGTCCCTGACGCTTGGCCTCGGCAGCGGCCCATTCGGTGTACTCAAAGCCACGTTCGCGGGCCATGTCAGCAGCGGCCTTGCGCTGCATGGCGATGACCGGCCCGATGCCGGGGACGGCCTCCAGCGGGAGCGGCATGTTACCCAGATTGCCAATCGCTCCGGCAATGCCCCCGAGAACAGGCACACCTTCGAACGCACCGGGCTTGCCTTGGAGTTCCTGCGACTTTGCGGTCACGGGACGGCCCATCAGGTTGACCGACATCTTGCCGATGTTGGAGTACGGGCGACGAACGTCGAGCGGCTGGTCGGCTGAACTGGTACTCGGGGCGGGCGGCAGGTGCGACGTCGCGGACATCGCGTTGCGCGAGTAGTAGCGCGACGCACTGAACCCGCCGGAGGTCCCCTTGCCCCCACCGACCTTGCCAATGCGCTGCATCGACTCGTAGATGCCCATCAGAACTCCCGGATGCCGGTGGCCTTCTTCTCACGCCGGGGCGGGGCGTACAGCGTGGGCGGAGCGACGATAAGGTCGTCCTTGCCACCGTCGGCCTTGGCCGACTTCACGGGCGCGAGGGGCGGCGGAGCCTTGGGCGGCGGCGGCGACGTGGTCGGCTTGCCGGACGCATTCGGGCCCGCCTGTGGACCGGTCGGGAAGGTAGCCGGGATGGTGCCCTGCGAGAGAGCCTTGGCCCAACCGCCCATCACGCCCTGCTGCAAGTCCTTGAAGTTTCGAATCATCTGGTTCTCGCGGTTCCACTGGTCCATCGTCACGAACCCGGGGCCGAGGTCCTTGACCTGCTGCTGGTGCATCAGGTCCTTGATGTGGCTGGGCAGCAGGGCATCCGGGTTCTCGATAGCCAGCAGCCGGTTGCGCGTGGCCGGGTCGGCGTCGAGGGCGTCGTGGATAATCTTGTCGCGCTCGGTCGTCTGGTCACGCGTGAACGCCGCCTCCGCGCCACGCGGGTCCTCCAGCATCTCGCCCTTCTTGCGAGCCTCCAGCCGACCGTAGAAGTCACGCACATCGCGGGCCAGACCGGCGGCGTCACCGTAGCCCTGCTTGGTCAACTTGTCGGCGATGGTCTGCGGGTCACCGGCCTTGGCAATCTCCCGGATGCGGCGGTCCACATCGGTCGTCTTGCGCAGGTAATCGGTCCGGGCACCCTCGGCTTCGTGCAGGGCAGCAGCCAGTTCCAGCGGCTTGGCCGTGCCGACCTCGGCGGTGATGGCAGCCCGCACGACGTTGGGGTCCATCGCGTAGGCAACGCCGGGGTCGGACTTGTTGGTCCGGTTGCTGTTGAGCCACGTCGCGAACGATGTGAGCCCAACCTTGTTGACCAACTTGTCGGCCTGACTACTGATGCGGAAGTCGTCATCGATAGCCAAGGTCGGGTCGTACGTCTTCGAACTCTTGTTGGGGTTCTCGACGGTGATGACGTAGCCCTCACGGGTGAGTTCGGGCTTGGCCCCACCGGTGAACATCCCATCGGGGTCGTTGGTCCAACGCTTCTTGCCGTCGCTGTCCCAGTACTGGGCCAAGCGCGTGCCGTCGGGCATCTCGAAGAAGTTGGCGATGTTCTCGTTGGACTTGGGCGTCGCCGAACTGCGCGTTGGTCGCCCGGTGTAGTCAAGTTCACCAGACGCAGTCGCGAACACCCGGGTCGGGATGACCGCCGTCATGACCTGACTGGTCGGGTAATCCTTGCCTTCGAACCTGACGCTCGCGTCCATGTGCCCGCCAGTCGGGACCCACGCCGCCCCGGCCTCGACATCCTTGCGCGGTACGACGCCGTAGCCAGCCTTCGGGTCGTCGGTCTGCTGCCCGTTGTTGTCCACGCGCATGATGACCCCGTCACCCGACAGCAGCAGACCCACCTGCTCGCGCAGACCGGCGTACGCCTCGACGTTCTTGGCCGTGTCGCCCTTGTTCTCGCCACCCAGCGACCCGGCCACGACACCGCGCGACGACTCCCACAGCGTCGGAGCGTTGATGTCGCCCTGCCCCGACAACGAGACGAGTTCGTTGTTGAGCCGCCCGGTCATGTCACTCAACCGGGGGTCTTGGGAGTTGATGGCCGCTTCGCGCACTTGGTCGTGGATGCCGGTCAGTTTCGCGGCGTACTTCTGTGCCGCCATCCACGTATCGAGGGGCGTGACATCCTCGCCGCCCGTGTCAATCTCGTACTCCTTGTGCGCGTTCTCGTAGTCGGCCAGCGGACCGGCGGCGGTCGCGGTGTTGAACGCCGTGTTGCCCTTCTCGTACTGGGCGAGGAGAGTCTTAGCATCGCCCTTGTTGCCCGCCTTCTGGGCCTTCCTGATGCGTGCCTCCAAGCCCGCGTCCTTGTTGGTCTTCTCGGCATGCAGGGTGTCCCACGTCAGGACGCCGCTGAAGTTCGGGTTGCCCCACTTCTTGACGTGGGCCTTCAGGCGGTCGCGCTCGGGGGCGTACTTCGGGTCGGAGTTGAAGACCTCCATCAGTTGCTGCAACCGGGTGGCGTCACCTTCGAACGCACGCAGGTCACCGAGGTCTTCCGTGGTCGTCTGGAGGATGCCCTCGCGCAGCGCGACGCCGGTCAGGGTTTCCATCATCGCGTCGTAGGCGACTTCCTTCTTGAGCGGAATCTTGTTGGCCTCGCTGTTGTAGGTGGACTTGCGCCCACCACCGCCACCACCACCACCGCCACTGTGGGCCCGGTCCTTGTACTGGGCAGCGAGCGTCTTCATCTTCCGCCACGCCTCGGAGTTCTGCGGCAACTTGGTCGCAGCCCGGGCGTAGAACGCAGCCATGCCGCCGTCGCTGACCTTGCCCTCGGCGTACTTCAACTCCATCTTGGAGTTGTCCACGGCGAACGTGTACTCGGTCAGGCGCTGGTCCATCTCGTCGTACAGCGGGTCGTCCTTCGCCAGTCCATTGCGCCGGTCGGCGAGATGCTTGAGCAGGACTTGGTCGGTGACCTGCTTGCCTTCGAACTTGCCGCCCTTGTCCCACGAGTTGAGGATGTTGCGGTCACGGGTGGACTGGTACTCGCGAGCCATCGACACGATGGTCGCGGTCAGGTCCGGCGATGAGCGGGGGCGGCGACCGAAGCGGCCTCGGCGTGCCACGTCAGCCGACTATCTTTTGCTGCGACAGCATCCGTGTGCGGGGCTCGCCCTCCGTCGGCGTCATCTGCTGCATCAGGAGTTGACCCTCGACCCCACCGGGCGGAGCGGTCGCTCCCTCCGGCCCCATCGTCGGTGCGCCCAAGGGAGCGCCCTCCGGCGGTGGCTCGCCCTCCTCGGGCGGTGCCATCGGCTGCTCGCCCTCGGCGTTGAGCATCGGCTGGCCTTCAGCGCCGCCGCCCAAGACCCGTTCAGCGGACAGCGCTTCCTGCTGCCGCCCTGCGGCTTCGGCGGCGGCTTCTGGTGCCGGAATCTGCAACTGCTTCAGGACCGTCAGCATCTGGGCCATCGTCATGACCGCCGCCGGGTTCAGCGTCGCGTCCGTCTGCTCCTCACGGATGATGTCCTGCTCCAGTTCGGGGTCGTCCACGCCGACCCGGTCCATGCCGCGAGCCATCGACCACAACTTCTGGCCGACGAGGTTGCCAGCCATCGTCGCCGTCTCCATGTCGTCACGCGGCGTCAGGGTCGGCGGCTGGATGTCGTGCCGGTAGGCGCTGTTCAAAATCTCCTTGATGTCACGTTCCTTGGCACCCCACAGCACCTTGACCAGCGACCAGATGTCGCGCCGCCACTGGTAGTAGAGGTCACGCGGCATGCGGATGCGGGCTTCGTAGTTAGCGACAAGCGCGTTGATGGCCTTGCCGGAACTCAGGACCTGCGGAGGAGCCAACCCGCGTAACAGGTCACTGAGTCCCGAGACATCGGCCAACTCCCGGTCGATACGACCAAGGTGTTGCTCAATCTGGAAGGCGGGCATCCACGGGCTGATGGCCTCGATGCGGTTACCCGCACCGGGGGCCACGACTTGGTTCGGCGTTGGCCGCACCGACTGGCCCACGACGTCCGGCGCTTCGGGTCCGACCAACTGCCAGTACTGGCCGTTGATGGCACGGCTCATCATCTGAGCCGCCTCGGACATGCGCTCGTCCTTCTCCCGGATGAGTTGCTCGATGTCGTAGAACGCTGGCCGACCGATGGTCGTGCCCGGGATGAACGTGTTGGTGAGGGGAACGTAGGGCAAGCGGCCCTCGTACTCCGAGTGCTTCTTGCGCACGATGAGCGCGTTACCCACGAACAGCGCGTTCCACGTCTCCATCTGGATGCCCTTGCCCAGTTCGAAGGTCGCACCCTCGACCGGCTTGCGGTACCAGTAGTCGTAGACCTCCAACTGGAGTTCGGCCTCGCCGGGGAAGAACGCCCGGGTCGTCTCGTGCGAGCCGACCCCGGCCACGTACGGGTACAGCGAGCCATCGGCCTCGTTGCGGCCCGTCTCGATGCGCAGCCCGTACTCCTCCTCGGCTGCGTCGGCGCTGATGAGGTAGGTGTAGACCGCCCAACTCAACTTGGTGTGGTCGGAACTGGTCCAGCCCAGCCGCAGGTTGCGCGGCTGCTCCACGATGGACATGACCGGACGCTTCAAGTCGTCGGAGAACCAGACCTTGGCGGCGGTCCGGCCATAGAGCGCCTTGACGAGGCACGCCATGTGACCCTTGAACTCGACGTTCTCGGTGTCCTTCCACGTCGTGTACAGGCGCTCGGCCATGTTGGCGACGTCGCGGGCGTGCGAACTCTCCTCGTCCTCCTCGGCAGAAGCGACGAAGTTCTCGACCGGCGGCACCGACGTGAGCGAGGCCGGGATGTCCACGTAACCGGTGTAGGCGTTGATGGACACGTGCGAGCGCCCGGGTGTGTTGGCGCTCTTGTGGTACGCCCAGTGCGACGCGCCGCCCTCAGTGAAGCCTTGCGGGAAGTAGAGGTTGTCGTACCTGTCGCACAGATTGCGCAGGACGTTCATCTCGGGGTCGCTGTCCCGGATGCGCCGCCGCATCTGGTCGAACGTCCGCAGTTCGTCTTCCGACATCGACCCACCGGCCAGCATCGCTGCCCGATTGATGTCCAGAACGGCGACCGCCACACGTCACCTCTTGAACACACCGCTCAGGGGGACGACAGTCGCCGTGTCGAGCGTGCCCAGCCGGAGGGCTCGGTCGTCCACGTAACGCTGTGGAACCTCGGGTGCCGTGGGTGACGGCGGGACCCGCGACGGGATGTTCTCACCGAAGTAGTCAAAAGGCAAGGGTCGTCCGTCGCCGTAGATGCTGCGAGACGCCATTTTGACCGCCAACATCAGGGCCATGACAGCATCGGTGTCAAGTTTCCTGTCTGCCAACTTGTAGGCCAGCAGTTGACGGCGCAACAGCAACCACTCGTCGGTCTGGGGGAGGTACAGGCGTCCCGAGTCCAGTGCAGTGCGCAGATTCGCGAGCATCTTCTGCTTGACCGACGCTCGACCGCCGAACTCGACCGCTGTGACCGGAACCCGGGCGCTCTGGAGCAGTGAGCGGAAGACCTTGCCCCCGAAACCGGTCGCGTCGATGGCCGTGGCGCACATCCCGCCCTGTGCGTACTCATGGTGGACGTCAGCACACAGCCCGATGATGCTCTCGGCTGTCTGTCTGCCCGACTTGCGCCTTGCACTCACACCGACCCACGTCTCCGGGTCGGTGATGTCAAGCACGATGGACCACGTCGAGTCGTAGGAGATGGCCGGGTCCACCCCATGAACGTACCTATGCCTTGCAGTCCAAGGCACACGCGCCGGAAGCGTGTGTTTGAAGGCCGCACTCACGCTGACCTTGGCAAAGTAGGACTGACGGGCCTCGATGAAGTAGCCGTCGATGTTCTGTGGGACCAAACCCTCGGGAATAGTGCGCAGCATCCGGTCGAACTGCTGCTGTGTAATCCCATATCCCACGTTCTGGCGGGTGGACATCCGCAGACTGGCGTAATCAGGCTGCCGGTCGGGTGCCAGAGGGTCGCCACGGAGGAACAGGTCCTCGTAGGCGACAGAACCCTCGGTGGCAGTGGCAATCAGGATGGCCTGACCGCCGGTAGACATGCGCCGCAGGTTCAGGACCTCATCGAAGACGAAGGTCAGGTTCGGGTCGAAGGCCGGTTCGTCCCACGACCAGCCGTTCATGTCACGACCGAGGGTGCTGAGAGCCTTCTCGCCCGTGGTTCGGAAGTGGATTTCTGCCCCGCCGAGGAGCGGAGCCCACTTGAACCACGCCCATTCACCGCGTTCCTTGCGGTCGTACTCGGCCACATCGGTGCCGAGAGCCTCGGTGAGCGGGCAACCGGCCCCTTTCTGGGCCTCATGCACGCCCAAGAGGATGCGACGGAGTTCTAGGTGCAGCAACTCGGTCACTTCCTGCGAAATGCCGAAGTGATACCAGTCATACGGGGCGTTGGCCCACGTTTTGAGGGATGAGTCGTCGCCCAGCACGGGTGCGGGCATGCCCATCTTGTAGAGCGTCTGATGGGCCACGATTATCGCCAGACCCAGCGTCTTTCCGGCCCGGTTACCCGCACTACAGCACAGAGTCAGGTAGGCGGGGGAGTAACCGTCGGTCAAACGGGCGAGTGCGAGGTCGAAGAGGGCTTGCTGACCGGTGTGCGCGTCAATGCCGAGGATGTCCGACGCGAACATGCGCATGTTCCAGCGTGCGGCGCTCAGTTTGAACGCGATAGACGACTCAACGAGGGCGGCAACGACCTCGATGGCGTCTGATACCGGGTCGTCAGGCTCCATCGAGGTCATCTGGGTCGAACATCTCCTCGCCGTCGGTCAGTAGACGTGACTCGGGGGTGACGTTCAAGATGACACCCGGCGGCGGTGCCGACCCCCCTAGCATCGCCGCCAGTTTGATGGCGAGTTGCCGGTCGGCGGCTCGTTCCTCGCGCTTGTCAATCATCGACTGTGCGAGCAAGCCATGCTGGAGCGTCGGCTTCAACTTGCCGGACTTGACGTCAGCGAGCGTCTTGTCCCGGACCAACTCGGCGAGGTCACCGGTCACGCGGCGGATGCGCTTCTGGCCCTTCTTCGCCACTTGTCGGCGGTTGACAGCCTCTACCACAACACCTACACTCGTCTCAACGACTTACCCACCACGGAGGAGCCTACCGACCCTACCACGCCGACCCAACCATCTACCCACTGTTCCAAACGGAACGCTAGGCGTGCTTACGCCTGTTCCAAATGGAACACCTCAAGGAGAACCTACCTTGCCTCTTGTTGAAGTCCAGCCCCGGGCCGAAGTCCAGCCCGGAACCTACGAAGCAGTCGTCTCCGCCGTGGAGAAGGACATCATCGTCCCGCGCACTGGTCGCAATGCCGGTCAGGACGTGCCCATCCTGCGATGGGGCTTCACCGTCGATGGCGTCGATGACAAAATCGAGTCCATCACGGGGCGCGACCCCTCCTCCGAGAAGTCCAACCTGTTCAAGTACTTCGTCGCCCTGCTCGGGTCGGACAAGAAGGCTTGGCTGGCTGCCGAGACGGAGGACCTCGTCGGGAAGAAGTGCCTCGTGACCATCTCCATCAATGACGACGGGTGGCCCCGCGTCGATGGCGTGTCCGGGATGCCGGTCCGCCGTCCGGCTGCCGCTGCGGCTCCGGTCGCCGAAGAGGACGACCTCGCCGCCGCTGGCGACCTCCCCTTCTAGTCCAACTGGCCGGGTATCCGGCCAGTGAATGCAGAAGCCCCGACCGGGAACGGTCGGGGCTTCTTGCTGCCCATCTCTCTCAGTTCCGGGGGCGGGAGACAGCAACGCTTCCAGCCGAGAACAAGAGAACCACGAAAGGCGAGCCACATCGTACCACACGCGGTGCTAGACTACGTGCCGAGACAGCACGCTCAGTCCCGGGAGACAGTCAAAGAACCACCCCAAGAAAGGTCAACATGGCTTCAAACGAACCACCCGACGACGAAGAACGTCGTCCGCCTATCTCGTCGCTCGACTCACCCATTGACGAGTCGGACGCGGATGTTGTCGAGAAGCGCCGCGCCACGCGCAACGAGGCTGCACTGCCCGACGTCGCCGTCGAGGCGCTGCGCCTCAAGGGCTGGGGCTTCACGGTCATGCCCCTGCCGACGAACGCCAAGTCGCCGCCACCGTCGAACTGGGAGTCGGCGGTCAAGAACAACCCGGCGGTGTTCCTCCAGAACCCGGGCACGCATAACTATGCGCTGCTGCCGCCACCGGGTTGCTTCGGCTGGGACGTTGACAAGACCGCGCCCGAGTTGCTACTCAAGGTGTCGGACTCGCTGGGGCTGGTCCTGCCCGAGACGCTGACGACGTTCACGCCCAACGGGCAGCACAAGTTCTATCGCTGGCCCGAGGACCTGCCCCGTCCCAAGGGACCGATGTTCGGTGGCGTCGTCACGCGCTGGCCGTTCGGTGACGAGGGGCAGGGCTACTTGGTCGGGCCCGGGTCCGTCGTCGTGCAGGAGAACGGGACGCTCGGGGTGTATCACTCGTTCGCGTTCGATGACGACGAACCCATCGCCGACTTCCCGCGCATGTGGGCCGAAGCAGCGCTGGCGTTCAAGGCACCGCGTGAGGTCAAGTCGTCCGGTCCGCTGGTCGAGGTCGGTGCGCCCAAGTACGAACTGCCGGAGTCGGTCGAGGCCGGTCAGCGCTATGACGCCATCCGGGCGTACACGGCGCACCTGTACAACCGGGGTTTGAGTTCCAACGAGATGTGGCCGCTCGTTCAGGCCGAACTCGCACCCAAGTTCATCGAAGCACTTTCACTTCGTGAGTTGAAGGACCGCTTCGAACGTGCCGTTCGTGACATCGGCGTGCGACTTGGTGAGCCCAAAGCGGTGCGTTCTATCATCGACTTTCCGGTTGCCCCGGCGGCGTCATCGGTCAGCGATGCGAGCGATGACGCCGAGTATGACAGCACAAGTCAAGCCCCCGGTGAGAGCAAGGAGGAGCAAGCGCTGTTTGTGCCGCTTGCGGCGTTCAGCGCTGAGTTGCGGGCGCGTGAGCCCATCGCCTACCTGATTGAGGGTTGGGTACCGGCGGCGGGCCTGACGGTCCTCGCGGGCCACCCGAAGAGCATGAAGTCGCTGGCTGCGCTCCAGATGCTCGGGGCGTTCGTCGGGGGCGGGGAGTGGCTCGGACGCGACATCGGCGGGACGGAGGTCCGGGTCGGGCTGTACCTGACCCGCGAGGGCTCGCATTCGGAAATGCTCGCCCGGGCCGACGCGCTTGATGAGCGGCACGGACTCTCCCTCGGTAATCGCCTCCGGTTTGCGTACGAGCAGCCTATCGAGTTCAACGACGCGTCGTACCGGAAGGTGTCGTTCGCCTTGTTCGACATCGAGTCCGAGTTCTCGGTCCTCCCGGGCCGGAAGTTGCGGGTCATGCTCGTGCTGGACCCGCTGCGCGACCTGATGCCGATGGACGGTGACGAGAACGAAGCCAAGACGATGGCCGTCGTGAAGCGCTGGTGCCGGTCGCTGATTGCGGACTTCCCGTTCCTCGGCATCGTCTTGGTGCATCACCTGCGCAAGTCGGCGTCCGGTTCGACCGGGTTAGAGATGTCTGGGTCCGGTGCGATGTACGGGGCCGTTGACAGCACCATCATCTGGAAGGCGCGGAAGGAAGACACCGACGAGGACGAGGACTCACCTGCGCTCGTGTCCGTGTCCGAGATGTTCGGGACCTACCGCGTCGAGTCCCGTGGCGAAGCCCCGTTCAAGGGCCGCTGGCGCTACGACCAGAGCGAGGGTCGCATCGTGTCCGGTGTCGGGCGGGTCGAGACGGCGACTGGGCGAGCGTTGCCGGGGACAGGGCGCGACGCGGTGCTTGATGTCGTGCGCGGGTTCGGTGTCGGTGGCGGAACGGTCAAGGTCATCAGCGAGATGTGCGGCATCAGTGACGACAATGCGCGGACGCAGGTCAAGCGTCTGGAGCGTGCGGGCAAGACCGTGTACGAGAACGGGCTGTGGTTCGCGGACGGGTTCGCTCCGTACCAGCAGCCGGACGTCATCCTCCCGGTTGGGGACTCGGATGACGAGTCGTGGACGGACCCCATCCACCGGGTTTGAACCGGACGGACACCGAACGGGGTGCCACAAGTGGCATCCCCGGTTGTTCGGTCATGTCCCTGCCCCGTTGTTCGGCGGTGTTCGGTCTGGTTGTTCGGTCCGTTTCACGCACAAACCGGTGAGTTGTCCGGTCTGTTCGGTCTGACACTGCCGCGAGGTGTCTGAAAGCGTGTTCGGTGCGTGTTCGGTCGGCCTCTTAGGACCCCTCCCCTGCTTTTCAGAGAGGCCCTCATCCCCTTAGCGCTGTCACTCAGCCGGAAGAGTAGGGGGGGACCGGGCTTCCCCTCGTGGAATGTCACCGGGGGGCGGGGCCATGCACGCACGCCGCCGCACGCAGCACATATAAGAGGGCACCCACCACCAGCACACACAACCAAGCACGTCCTGACTGCGCGGCTTGACCCCACCCGTGGCACCAAGCGCGGGGAGAAGGCGGACATGCCCCGGCTGGGGGTCCGACGGCGGTGATGCCCCACGCTCAGGCCACGCTTGACTTGACAACTTGCTACCACATGCCGCATACTTCTGGCATCAGCCACCGAACAGCGGTCGCTGAGGCACCGACGGCCCGAGAGGACCGGCTCGGTCAGGACCCCGAAGGACGGGCCTGATTGGGGGAAGGGAGACGCGCCAGCCGCGAACCCGGACCAATCAGGAACCGCGAGGGGCGATGACAGCAGCAACAGCCAAAGGTGCGGCCAGCCGAAAGAAGGGCACACGAGCAGCGCTCCGGGATGACCGGAACGAAAGCGCTGCGAGGCCCGAACTCCTCTGCAAGACGACCCGCGAACGGTCCCTCGGTCATCGAGGCTACGGCGCAGGATGCGGACACTGAGGTCAGCAAGGCAATCAAGAAGCGCACAGTTCCCCGACGGCTAGCAACCGAGCAGCGGGGGGCCAAGACGCGAACATGGAACGATTGGGCGCGACGAATGTCCGGCCAATCGTACGGGTCTGCAATCTGACCCGCTGATGAGGCGCAGTAGCGCCGATGGAGACAATCCACCATGAAGACACCCGCAGCACGCATCGGCAATCGTGGCCTCTTCTCGGTCCTGACGCTGAACACGCTGGAGGCCATCAAGGCCGAGGCGATGGAAGTCAGGACGTGGGAGAACGCCAGCGAGGATGCCCTCGCCGTGAGCGACACGCTCGTCGCGTCAATCGACGCCGAGTGCGAGCGTCGCATCAACTGGGCCGAGACGGTTCAGGAAGCACTCGCCACGACCGGGACCCTGACCGGCGCGTTCTGACCCTCACCTGAGCCCTGATGAGGGCTCAAGCGAGCGCCAGACTTTGGCCTCACAAACTCAAGGAGACAGCACCGTGTGGACAACAATCAAGGACGGGCGTGGTCGGACCTACGTCATGGAACTGCCCCGGCCAATCATCGTCCAGTACAGCCGTGCGACTCACGTCTGCCGCTGGTTCAACCACACGACCAAAGATTGGGTCGTGTCCTACTCCGACAGCGAGGGCCATCAGGTCGGCGACTCGACCTACGTCTACTCGGCCAATGAGTCGTACGACGAGGCCGAGGGGCTGTTCACGATGAGCCTCAACTCCCCCGCTGCTTGACCCTCACCTGAGCCCTGCACAAAGGGCTCAAGCGAGCGCCAATCAGGTTGCTCACAAGCCAATCAGGAGACAGCAATGTCCGCACTCTTCCCGCTCGTCCTCGCAATCAGCCAGTGGCTGCTCGGTCAGTCCGTGACGGGCTGCCCGGTCGAGGGCATCACCGAGCCGCAGCGCGACGGCAGCACCTACGTGGGTGCAATCGCCGAATGCAGCGAGCAGACCTTTGGACTCACGTTCAAGGCTGACGGCAGCATCGTCATCGAGGACCGCCGCTGACCCTCACCTGAGCCCTGTCGAGGGCTCAAGCGAGCGCCAGACAAGCGCCGACATCAAGGAGAACCAATGGAGCCGACAATCGCCGTCACCCTGAAGCAGGGCGAAGCGTGGGTCATCTATCAGGCCATGCTGGGCGTCAAGGACGCCGCTGCCCGGGCCATCGTGGAGTCCGGCACGAACGAGTACCGGCGCAGCATCGCCGAGGCGAAGTACGCCACCGCCGAGCGCGTCATCGTCGCCCTGACCATGGCCGTCTGACGATGAGCCGTGACCGCAACCTCGGCAACTGGACCGAGGACACGCTCGCCGAGCGCCGAGCCACTGACCAGTGCGCCGTCAACTACGACGACTGGTGCCTCGTTCACGACGTCAAGGCCGACTTCGGCCACTACCTCGACACACGGCCCAAGGAAGACCGTGGTCACAACCCGCAGACGGGCATCGCCTACAACGACTGATGCCCTCGCCCGGACCCCAGCGGTCCGGTCAGACCTGACGCAAGACCGGGTTGAAGTCCCGGGGCGACCGACCGCTCACGTCCCCCGGGGTGGGGGCAACGGGCCGGGGCCGAGTGTCAGTGTGCCGCACGGCGCTCAGGTCTGACCGCACCGCTTGGTGCCACACACAGGAGACAGCAATGCCAGCACTCGCCAAGTACGGGACCGACGTCTCGTCCTACACGGTCAGCCGTGACCGTGACATCCAGCGCCGGGTTGAATGCCGCTTCGTCGCGTCAGGCTCCGGCTCGTACTACGCCCGGTCGTGCGACAACCTCGCCCACTGGGCCGAGGCGTGGACCGGTCAGGACGGCACCGTCCACATCGGGGACTACCCGCAACTGCGCTGCCATCGGCACCGTGCCATCGATGAGCGCACCGCAGCCAACCGTGGCTACGGCGCTCGTGACTACGCCGTGTTCGATGCGGCACAGGTCGCCAAGGACCGCGAGGCCACCGTCGCCGCCGCTGCCGAGCATCAGCGCCTCGCTGACGTTCACGGCAAGGTCGAGACGGCCATCGCCTACGTCCTGAAGCACGCCGTCCTCGCCACGGACGAGCGCAACTCACTCCAGCAGGTCATGGCCGACCTGAAGAAGGGCAACCTAGAGGTTCGCTGACATGCAGTTCATGGACATGTCCCCTCGTCCGTGCATCCGGTGCAAGACCCGCCTCGTGAAGGCTGGTGGCATCACCGGGATGTGCAAGGCATGCCGGGTCGAGGACCCGGCCCTCGCTCAGGTCCAGCGCGACAACCACGCTGCCATGAAGCAGTCGATGGCTGACTGGCTGGACGACAACTTCGAACCGGACCCGCGCTTCGGCCCGGGCATCGGCGGTGCGGTCGCGATGCGGCCCAAGAAGGGTTCCAAGGTGTTCGGATGAGCGCCACCCTGCACAACCTCAACGTCGGCCCGTTCATCGTCAGCGCAGGACTGCGCAAGGACGGTGGTCGCAGCGTCGAGGTCAAGTCCGATTGGTCCGACGGCGGGCCAATCATCGCGGCGCTCATCACGCCCGGTCCCATCGTCGTCGTCTTCCACCGGCCCACGCTCGATGCGTTGGCCGCTCAACTTGATGCCGACGAAGGACGTTAGGCACACATCAACCCACGGTGGTACACTAGGTGCCACCGACCTACTCACAAGGAGACAGCACAACATGGCGAACATCCCGGCCCTTCCGAGCGGCCACATCATCCTGACCCGTGGCAAGGCAGTCACGGGCGTCGTCAATCCGTACGGCCCCGGTGGCTGCACGGTCCAACGCACACCCGAGGGTGAGGTTGTTCTCACCAACGAGTACAAGCGCATAGTTGCCGTCACGGCAGCCGGTGGGGCGTACGTCGTTCACGCCTCCAACATCGGGCCGAACAACATCGGCTACGTGAACCGCTTCATCGCGGACTGGGGCCGGGTCGAGCGCAACTGGCGCACGAAGGCGTACAGCGTCAAGTCCGGCATCACCGAGTCGCTCGCGACCGAGGTCGAGGCCGTCGTCGCGGTGCCGACGCCGGTCAAGCCGGTCGCACCGCAGGTCATCGCACCGGTCGCTGCACCCGTCGTGCAGCAGGTTGCACCCACACCTGTGGTCGCAACGCTGCCGGTCAGCATCACCGAGGCCATCCCGGCTGTTGCCCCGAAGGTCAAGGTCAAGCGCCGCACCATCGCCGGTCAGGACATGGTCACCGTTGACCGCATCACGATGAAGGTCCGCCACTACGACGACGTCCACGATGCGTGGGACGCACGTCAGAACGGCGACACCGCGTCGGTCATCATCACCGGCCCGTCGGGCACGTCCAAGACGCTGATGGTTCAGGCCATCGCGGCTGAACTTCAGGTCCCGTTCATCAAGATTGACGGCGGGAAGATTAGGACTGCCGACGACTGGTTCGGTGGCCTCAAGCAGGACCACACGACAGGCCAGTGGCACTTCCGCTGGAACCCGTTCGGTCAGGCGCTCAAGTCGGGCGTCAGGTGCGTCGTCCTGCTGGACGAGGCGAACCGGGCTGAGACTGCCGCCGCGCTCAACGCGGTGCTGGGTCTGCTCGATGACATGAAGCAGGTCTGGGTGCCGGACGCCGGTGAGTACGTCACGCTGCCCGATGGGCTGCTCGTCGTGGTCACGGCCAACGTCGGCGCTGAGTACGTCGGCACGCAGGAGATGGACGCGGCAGTGTTGCAGCGTCTGGGCATCGGGGTTCGCCTCGACTACCTGACTCCGGCGGTCGAGACTGAGGTCCTGCTTGACCTCACCGGGTGCGACAAGGCACTCGCCAAGAAACTGGTCGCGATGGCGAACCACCAGCGTCCGCTCAAGGACGACATGATGGCCTTCCCCTCAGGGACGGGCATCTCGACTCGGATGCTGGTCGGTATCGCCGACCGCATCACGAAGAAGGGTCGCGACCCTCGCGATGTCATCGACAGCGCGTTCGAAGCGCAGTTCAAGGTCGAGGACATGACCCAGTTGACCATCGTGGTTGACACCTACTTCCCCCGGACCGCGAACGACACGCTCGACGTGGACGTGAGCGCCATCAACGAGGACGACGACCTCTAACCGAGGTCGTTGCCCCCACCCAGACAGACAGGAGACAGCAACGTGGGACTAACCATCTTCGAAGAGACGTTCGGCACCGAGCGTGTCCGCTTCGGCAAGGTGTCGAAGCGCGAGGCGAACGCCGAGCATCTCGCCGCCATCACCAGCGCCGTGCAGAAGGTCGTGGATACATTCCGTGACCCCAACACCGGCCAGCGGTTCATCGTCGGACTCTCGGCCAACACCGAGGCATGGTCCGACCCGACCACGAAGCGCATCGTCGTTTCGTACAAGCCCATCTACGACAAGGGGCTCAAGGTCAGCACGGTCTGCACCGTGATGACCGGCCTCGTGCTGCACGAGATTGGGCACACGCTCTACACCTTCCCCAATCACGCGACCATCATCGAGGCGTTCGGTACGCCCGGGACCTACGTCCAGAAGCCCGGGTCGAACTACTCGTGGGAGACAGAGAAGGGGTGGGACCAACTGGCGTGGACCATGCTGAACATCGGCGACGATGCTCGCTTGGAAGCACGGATGGTGGAGAACCTGCCCGTTGCGGCGGGCATCTTCCCGACCATGCTCCACTGGGTTGCCATCACCTCCGGGATGGTGGGCGAGGGCTTCCGCTGGAAGGGCAAGGGCATGCCGATGTCCGACCGGGTCAACTTCGCCGGTCGGTCGGTCCGCTATCCGTGGACGGCACGCTGGGCCACGGACGCCAACACCCGCAGCGAGCGGGCATGGTGGGTCAACTGGGGCGCTGAGTACATCGCCCTCGATGACCGTGATGCGGACGGCATGGTCGCCCTCATCAAGACCGCAGTCGAGCGACTGCGCAACGCCGAGGACCTCGTTGATGACGACGAGGAAGACGACGAGCCGACCATCAAGCAGCCCAAGATGCCGCCCGGTCCCGGACCCGAGCCCCAGCGCAAGCCGGGAGTCGAGGACGAGGACGACGACGAGCCCGACGAGAACCCGCAGCCCGGTGAGGGCAAGGGCGAACCGTTCGGCGACGACTTCGACAAGGACGAGGACGCTGACTCGGACGACGAGGATGCGGACGAGGACGAGGACGAGGACGGCGAGGACGGCGACGACTTCTGGGACGACAGCGAGGATGCGGACGACGACGAGTCGGACGAGGACGAGCCCGGTCCCGGTGCGGACGACGACGAGACTGAACCCGGTGAGTCCAAGGTTGATGCCCCCACGGGCAGCGGCAAGGACGAGGCCGGTGACAAGGACGGCGAGCCCGACGACACCAAGCCCGGTGAGGGCAAGGTGGGTGGTGACGAGAAGGAGCGCGAGGCATCCAAGTTCCCGCAGGACTTCGACGCTCACAACCTGAAGGGCAACGTCGATGCGATGAACCGGAACGAGGACGACTATCGGGCACAGAACGAGAGCGTCATCGTCCAGCGTCAACTCGACAGCGTCCAGTCAACCGAGCGCGTGACCACCCTCAAGTGGGGCGCTGCCCGGGTCGAGGTCCGCTCGATGGAACAGTTCATGCAGCGGACCCGCCGCTAATCCCACGGCGTGGTACACTCTGTGCCACGCCGCTACATCACAGGAGACAGCACACCATGTCATCGCGCTACGGATACTACGAACCCAAGGTCAACAACGCCGTGGTCAGCGCCGTTCGCACGGCGTTCGCCCGGTCCCGCACCTCGCCGTCCAACTGGAAGCATCGCGTCAACGAGGGACGCATCGACCCGCGCAACGTGTGGCGACAACAGGCCACCGACCGGACCGACATCTTCCGGGACCGCACCGCACCGGGTGCGACCAAGGTCAACCTGCACATCCTCGTGGATGGCAGCGGGTCGATGACCTCGCCGGACCAAGTCTCGCCGAGCAACCCCGACGAGAAGGTGCGACGCATCGACGCGGCGATGGACATCACCGCCACCCTGTTCGATGCGTTTCATCGGCAGCCGCAGGTCCGCATCAACATCACGATGCACAACACGGTGTCGGACAAGGGCAACATCGCCCTCTGGCCCGTCGTCACCGCCGGTCATGGTCGCCAGTACATCGGGCTGATGGGCATGGCAATCGGTGGTGGCAACGGCGACGGCTACGCCATCAAGGCAGTCGGCGAGAAGGTCAGGCACGGCCATCGCAAGGGCGAGGTTGACCTGCTCATCGTCATCAGCGACGGGCTCCCGTCGTGGCTGACCGACGAGGCGTACCGGAACAACCAGTACGACGGCGTGGCCCTCGTCTACAACGTGGTCGAGGACCTGCGCAAGCAGGGCACGCAGGTGATGGCAATCGCCATCGCCCCCAACGACAACCAAGCCCAGATGTACTCGGAAGAGGGAGTCATCCCGTTCACCGGGGACTGGAACAAACTCGCCGTCGAGATTGCGAACACGCTTGGTCGCACGTTGACGGTCGCAGCACGAGGCAAGCGTCGATGAGACAGCGTCACTCCCGGGTCGAGACGCTCGACCCGGCCAACACATGCAGCCACTGCCCGCATGCAGTCATCGCACTCCCCCGGAGCGGGACGCTCTGGTGTCCGTGTGAAGACTGCCATGCCGGTGGCCTCATCCAAGGGCGTGAGCCCAAGGACAACCACACCGTGGCCGCAAGGCAGCCAGCGGTGACATCAACCGAGGACAGCCCGCTCTGGGTTGACCCAATCCACTCGGTCTGACCGAGAGCAAGGAGACAGCACCATGAAGAAGTTCCGCCGACTGAGTCGGGCCGAGATGGCCCGACTCAACAGCACCGACAAGACCCACGGGAAGATGGGTCACATCTGCTCCACCCTCTGCGGCGCAGCGATGCTCCGCGTGGTTGACGAGCGCGTCGAGGTCCGCTCGTCGGACCAGTACGAGGTGCAGTGATGCCGCTCGCACTGAAGTACCCGCTCATCGACCTTCAGATACTGGCCGACGCGCTGCCCGAAGAGGGCAACGGTGAGTGGAAGTTGAAGGTCACCGTCGAGGTCGTCGGACACGGCGACCCGTACGTCAGCCGGGTCAACATCCTCGGCCCCGGCGACAAGTTCGTCGGCGAATGCACCGGCAAGTTCGGGTTCCGCCCGTCGTCCTCTTGCTCCTACTGGTACATCAAGCAGATGCTCGATGCCGGTTGGGTCGAGGGTTCCATGTTGGAGAAGCAATGAGCCCCGTCGTCATCGACAAGTCCACCACGCTGGCTACTGCGGCCAGCGTCATCCGTGAGAACACCGGCACGGTACTGGCTGCCGCTGCCAACCCGGTCATCACCATCGAGCCGGGGTCCATGCGCCGGGGTGCCGAGGTCAGCCTGACCATCGGCAACCTGACCGTTGAGGTCACGCTCTCCGGGGCCGACCGCCTGTCGCTGGTCGAGATGCTTCTCGGTCGGCGCATCACCGAGTCCGAAGCCCGGGCACTGGACGGCGACCGATGAGCGCGACCGTCATCTGGAACAAGGAAGGCACGGGCCTCCATCAGGAGACAGTCCGCGCCAACATCGCTCCGATGCTCAAGAGTTTGCTTCGGGCTGGCTTATGTCGCCGATGCCATCGCAAGGATTGCCGCCACGGCTGGCTACTGAGCGCCGAGGACATCCGGTCCCGGTTGCCCGATGCGATGGCGGTCGGCGGCTGCATCGGCGACCACCCCACCCCGGGCGGGCTGTTCGACCGGGTCCGGGACGCTCATCCTGACGACCTCGCATCTAATGGCGGGCCGAACTCCGCCCATCACGCGACTCACATCGTCGGGGACTGGCATCGTCGGTTCATCTGCTTCGACAATGAGACACCCGATGTTGTTGAGGCGGCGCATGAGTTGGCTCATGCACTGGTCAGCGACAGCCACACGCCGTACGACGAGACGGACGGCAAGTGGTACGCCCCGCACGGTATCCGCTGGCAGCGAACCCTCGCTGCGATGGGCTTTGCGGAGCATGCCAAGTGGTATGCCCGGGTCATCGCCAAGACCGACGCCGAGTTGCACCGGGAGTACGACGCCAAGTGGGAGGCAGCATGAACCGGCTGCTCGTCGTCATCGGTGTCGCCGCACTCGCTTGGATTGCGGTCATCGTCACCATCCTGCTGCTCGTCACTGCCCTTGGGTGGGGCGAGCAACAGGAACCAACAACGTGGCGGGAACCACCGTGGTTCCCACCCGACACCATGAACGTCACCGTCGAGCGTGACTGCTCGATGGAGCATGGCCTCTACAAGAAGATGTGCGAGACGGGCGCTCTGCCCGACTAGTACTTACCAACAACTTGTCCACAAAGGAGACAGCAATGGACCCCAAGGTCACCCGTGTCAAAGCAACTTACTACCCCCCGGTGAAGCAAGCCCATCGGATGTCGCTCATCGAGCGCATCAAGCGAGCATTGCGTTATCGTTAGTTCCTGATACACTGCACACCACACAAGGAGACAGCACATGACAAGGAGACAGCACATGACAACGGCACCCATCCCGGATGACGGGGCCATCATCGATGACCTCGTCGCCGACATCATCGCCACCGCCGGGGCGAACATGAAGATTGCGGAGGACGCGTTCAGGAAACTGGCCGAGGACCCGCGACTGCTCGCCCGCTACGGTGACTTCAACCTCGGCCTCACCTTCGGGAGCAAGGTCATCCGGCGTGACGTGCACAAGGCGCTCCAAGCCAAGGGCATGTCCATCCGGCAGATTGCCGCCACGACTGGGACGCCGACGACGACGGTCCACGCTGACCTAAGACCGAAGGCCAAGGCTGTTCCGAATGGAACACCTGCCGTGCTTGCAGCCGTTCCGAATGGAACACCTGCCGAGGACGAGGACGAGGCAACACTCGCCACCGGCACCCCCTACACGCAGGATGACTTGGATGCCGACATCGCAGCCATCAATGCTGCGCTGGCTCCCGTCGCCGAGGTTACTGCCCCGGTGGCCGTGGCCCCGGTCGAGCGACCCGAGTTGACGGCTCTCGTCAAGTCCGTGACCAAGCGCAACCCGCTCACGGACCACGAGTTGAACCGTCTGCGGTCACTCATCCCGCTACGTTCCTAGCCGAAACGCCCCCATCGCGGGGGGGCGTATCCGTGGGGTGTTTCCCACGGACTGACGAGGCAGACGACCTCATACCGGGACCGTCACATGCGACAGCCCGGAGAAGTACAGGAGTGGCCCTAGAGTGGCCGGAAAGACCCCCGTGTTGACCGGGTATCAAGTCAACGAAGTGGACTCGGCTTCCTTCAAGCCCGCTGGTTTCCAGCGGAAGGAGAAGGAGTCACGCGTGAGCCGTATCGCTGCGGGCTTTACGTGGGAGTTGTTCAAGCCCATCACCATCGCCCAGAACGGGACGATGTGGGTCATCGACGGGCAGCACACCTTCAAGGCGATGCAGCGCATCCAGAGGACCGACCCGGTGAAGGCTGCCATCTTGGGGATTGACCTCAAGAAGGTGCCGACCCGCATCATCCCGGTCAAGACGTACGCCGAGGCGGCGGACTGGTATGTCCGCCTGAACGGCGAGCGGTGGGCGTTGTCCCCGTTCGAAACGTACGAGGGCGAACTCGCCGCGAAGAAGCCCGTCGCTCTTCTGGTCGATGCGACCACGAAGAAGTACGGGCTCGTCATCGGCGAGAAGCAGGGCATCGAGCACATCGCTGCCGTGTCCGCCGCCAAGAAGTTGGCGACGGGCAAGAGCCCGGTCATCGACCAGACGCTGGGCCTCATCACGTCGGCGTGGCCGTACGTGTCGGGCGACCCGGTGCTCTCGACCCTGAAGCCTCGGACGGAGGCGGCGTTCCTTGCGGGCGTCGGCAACTACGTCCTGAAGTACCGGGCCGCGATGAGCAAGGACCCGGACGTGTCCGCGTTCGTCGGGCAGGTTGGTTCTCGTCAGGTGGTCATCGACACTAGCGGTGGGCGTCTCTCGTATGACGTCCAGCCCCTGTCGCTGACCATGCTGGCCCAGTACATCCATGCTGAAGCCGTGGCGAGGGGGATTGCCTCTCCGCTGTTCGGCAAGGACTTGGGTGCATGGGTGGCTGACGCCATCGGTCGCACGGTCCACACCAAGAAGGTGTGGCAGCACACGTTCGGCGGACGCTGAACCCAGAGCATTAGCAATATTGCTAATGCTTGAGGGCAACGCTTGGTGCCACCGTGGTGCCAAGCGTTGTTCTCTTTCCAGCGCTGTGACAACGGTGTGTCACGGCGTCACCTTTCTGCTACACTCAGACCTATCCCATCCCATAAGGAGACACCATGACAATCGAGCCAAGCAAGCCGCACTCGCACGAGCGCAGCCCGTATGACTGGAAGACCAGCCATCAGGCGGCGCAGTTCGTCGGCGTTCACGTCAACTTCCTCCGCACCATCCCGCCCGCCGAACTTCCCTTCTACCTGATTGGCAGGAACCGGCGCTACAAGACGGCTGACCTTGAGGCGTACATCACCAGCCGGGTAGTCAGCCAGTGACCGAGGAACTGCCCCACCGGGACCGCTGCACCTGCGTCAAGGATGGCGTGCGATGCAGCGCCGGTCGGGCATCACCCAAGAACCGGAACGACCGCTGCGAGTCCTGCGCAGCGGGCCTTCACCAAGGCCACCGCAAGGAGACGGCGTGAACCTGTTCGTGCCCGGTAATCCTGTCCCTCAGGGCAGCAAGCGGGCCATCCTGCGCAAGGGCACGAACATCCCCATCGTCCTCGACGCCAACCGCATCGGCCTCGCCCACTGGCGGGCACAGGTGTGCGCCTATGCGATGGAGCGCAAGGCCAAGGACGGGGCATCAACCATCCACGGACCCGTCGCCATCAGACTTGAGTTCTGGTTCAAGCGTCCCGCCGACCACTACTTCCCGGTGAACTCAAAGCGCACGACACCCGAACTCAAGCCGGGTGTGCCCGGGTACGTGGCAACGGCACCCGACCTCGACAAACTCATCCGTGCCGTGTTCGATGCACTCACCGACGCCGACGTCTGGCATGACGACGGTCAGGTGGTCAAGGCCATCGCCACGAAACTCTACTCGGATGCCTACGACCCGAACGGGCAACAGCCCGGGGTCATCATCACCGTCCAGCCGTGGGGTAAGTGATGGCAACCTCTGAGATTGAGGAGCCGCGCCTCCCCAACGACAACCCGGTCGTCATCGTCAGTCGGAAGATGCTGCAAGCAGCGGGCACCGACGAGCGGCTCAACTTCCGGGCCTTGCTCTCGCTTGCACTCACGGGTGCGTGCGTCGTCTTGGCCCCACTCCCGTTCAACATCATCGGCGCAGTTGCCGCCGTCATCACCGCCATCGAGGTCGCACGCCTTGCGTGGCATAAGTAAGTGCGTCATGTGCCAGCGCTACATCTGGCCGTGGCAGCACTTCGGTTTCATCGTCCAACCCAACGGAACGTGGCGCATCTGGCATACCGGCTGCGCCAAGAAGAGATAGGAGACAGCACTGTGAACGCACGCACAAGGCGCGAAGTCGCGCACATCAACCGTGTCCTCGACCCAAGCGGTCGGGACTTCCGGTCACCTTGGCAGCGACTGCTCGACTGGTTCGGGCTATGAGTCCACTCGCCGAAGTCGGCCCCGCCAACGCACGCACCGACCGGGAAACCGGGATGCGTTTCTATGAATGGGACGGCGTCGAGTACCCGTCCGTCACCACCCTGCGTCGCATGGCCGGGATGTCCTTCCCGCTCCACCAGTGGGCCGTGTCGCAGGTCGTCAACCGGGCCGTCGATAACATCAACGACCTGAACCGGATGCTGACCAGCAACGACCCGCTCGTTGTCCAAGCGGCCAAGACGTGGCTCCGCGCTGCGCAGACCGAAGAGCGTGACCGGGCAGCCACACTGGGCAAGCGCGTCCACTCCGCCGTCGAGGAGAGCAAGAACCTCGGCTCGGTGGACAAGGACGTCCTGCCCTACATCAAGCACTACAAGCACTGGCTCGACAGCACCGGCTTCAACGTGTTGCGCAGTGAGGCCCAGATTTTCAACCTGTCGAAGGGCTACGCCGGGTCGTTCGACATCCTCGGCTACGCCAACAAGGACGTCCACATCGTGGACGTCAAGTCGGGTAAGAACACGTACCCCGAGCATGCCCTTCAGGCCACGGCGTACTCGCTCGGCGAGTTCATCGGCAAGGACAACGTCGTGGACAAGGAAGCCACCGAG